TGGTGATAGTGGTGCTGCCACGGCTGGTGATAGTGGTGCTGCCACGGCTGGTGATGGAGGTGCTGCCACGGCTGGTGATGGAGGTGCTGCCACGGCTGGTAATAGAGGTGCTGCCACGGCTGGTAATTATGGTGCTGCCACGGCTGGTAATTATGGTGCTGCCACGGCAAGAGGAAAGGCTTCAACAGGATCTAATGGTTTGTCAGTAGCAAGAGGAAAAAATGTTCAGGTAAAAGGCGGAATAGGTGCAATTTTGGTCATAGCTGAGGAAAGGGATGATACGTATGATATTGTTGATTGGAAGGCTGTAGTAGTTGATGGTGAGGTTGTCAAGGCTGATACATGGTATAGACTGGAAAACGGTGAGTTAGTGGAAGTTGATTAACAGTTAACTGATAGAGCAATTAGAATTTAATTAGCAATAATTACCATTTTCCTGATGTCATGTAAATGGTTCAAAACGGAACAAATATGAATGAAGTTAGAAAGCTATATAACGATGATGGATGCGTTCTTAAAGAGGCGTCTAGCAATGACTATGAATCATGGAGTTCAGCAAGAACACTTGGTCCTACGGAAAGAAGGGAAGAATACAGAAACCTATGTTATAATTTTGAATATGAGTGGGGAACTAATATCCCTCACTGTGCAAAGAAAGGTGTATGTGATGAGGATTGTGAATACATGAAAAATTTTAAAGGATAAGATATGAAACAGACAGTAGAAGAAGCAGCGAAGGAAAATATCCTATTTAATCATAGGACAGTTGATAGAACTTTGTTTGGTAAAGATTTGGCAAAGTTTGGAGAGATTAATTTCGTTCAAGGTGCCGAATGGCAGTCAAAGCAATCACCGTGGATAAGCGTTAAGGAACGGTTGCCGGAGCCTAACAAGGAAGTTCTTCTTTATGATAAGAACCCCATCCGGCATTATGTCATAGGATGGCTGCGGAAAGATAAAGGATATAACAAAGGCATGTGGGCACTCTCCAATGGTTGGATTGAAGATAAGGATATAACCCACTGGATGCCGATTGATAAACCAATAACCGAGTAATTATGAATGAAGTAAACTTTAATGGAATGTTCGGACAGCAAGGTTGGATTTGTCCGAAGTGTGGAAGGGTATATTCACCTTTTACACGAATGTGTTTGTATTGCGGAAATAACAATTCCGAAAATACATTTACATCTGCAAATACACCTACAATAACTTTCGATGATATACTCGAAGCCAACAGGGATGTACTTGAACGAATTAAAGAGAAAGGAGATTGATTATGGAAATAAAGAACGTAGGACAACTTAGAAAAATCATAGAGAACCTTCCCGATGATTTTGAAATCGAGATGCGTGTCAGACGCAAATTGACGGATGAAGAATTGAAAAATTGCAGATACCCTTATCCTTACGATACAGAGTATTTAACTTTGGAATTTGACGATATAGGCGTTTCTGACAAAGTATTGTGTTTGGGTGTAACTTCTAATGAATGAACGGTATGGAAGTAAAGAACGGAATAATAATAGACGGGGTGCTGCATGAATCATCAGAAGGATTTTGTAATGAATGTTCCTTATGCCAGGAATGCTCTAATCTTTTAGACGATAACTATTGTGCCTTACTAGATTTGGGAATAGGTCAGTGCTTTGTCAGTCGTGGCAAAATAACAGAGATTAAAATGGAGGAGGAAAAGAAATGAAACAGGTGTTATCAGTTGAACAGATGAAACATTTGCAGAATATTGGGTTTGATACGAGCGATGGGAGCATGTGTTTCGAGTGGAATGAATCAGATTCAGATAACATGGTTGTAACCTCTCTGGATGCCGATACGAATTACGACTATTGTCGTACAACTTACACCTTGCAGGATATTCTCGATAAGCTGCCTTGCTTCATCGGCAATGAAGTGCTGACCATGCAAAAACTTGCAGATAGCTATACATGCTTGTATATGGAATCTTATTCTAGGTCAATAATAAAGATTACAGAGAGTAAAGAGCCTATTGATGCAGCCTACGAAATGCTGTGCTGGTGCATCGAAAACGGATATGTTAAAGTTGGAAAGGAGAAATAACTATGGGATTTACAACACAGTGTTTTATACGCAAGAATACTGCTAATATTAGAAATAGATTAAAAGAACTTGGCTATTATTGTAATCCATATTTAGGTTGGCATAATCTATGTACTTGTGTATTTGGAGTTAATTCGGTTTATTCATTGGACGATTATGATACAAATGGTCTTAAAGAAATAGATGGTCTTATTGATTGCGGAACGAACGAAGAACTTTTCCTGGCTATCGCTGCATTGAGGGATGATACAGACAAGTACCAATGGTTTACGGATGGGAATAAATGGATTCTGTGTCCTGAAATCAAGTTCTCTACTTATTGGGTTTACAATGATGTTGACGTGGATTTGGACGTCATTCACAAGGCTACCGTAAATGAACTGATTGAACACTTTAAAATAAAGGAGGAATAATGAAAGCAAAGTATTTTAAAAAGATAAGAAGCCAAGTAAAGTGGTATAAGGTATCATATAGAGATAGTTTATTTTTTAGTTTTAGCGATGAGAAAGAAATATTGGCTAAATCTCCTGAAAATGCTTGTGTCAGATACCATAAACGTACTGGATGTTTTGTTAACAAATATAATCCCAATAATATTACACAACATAGTGAATCTCTTTCAAGGTTCAAGGTATGTATAGGTAAGAAAGTAATGTATTTCGATTAAATATGAAAGCAGAATGGAGCCTTGGTTTCGCTGATGCGCTAATAAAGAAATTGAAAGGAGAATAAAATTATGACCGAAGAACTTGTAACATTAGAAACAGCAAAGATGCTGAAAGAGAAAGGATTTAATGAGTATTGCAAAGATATTATTAATCATAAGGGTATAATGATGGAAACCATATTTAGAACTAGTAAGGATTTACCTAAATTATTTTATTCTTGCCCTACTCAATCCGTTGCCCAGAAGTGGTTACGTGAAACCAAAAATATTCATATATGTGTATATAACTGTGCTTGTGGCTATGGATACGAAATATCTAAAGCTGACAATGGAACTCATATAACCAGTTCTGTTTATGAAGGACCTAATGATGGTGGTAAATGGGATGTCTACGAAGACGCACTTGAAGCTGGTTTACAGGAAGCATTAAAATTGATATAAAAATGAAAAGAATAATTACTGTCCAAGACATGATTGACGAACTAATGTTAGTTGTCAATAAGGATGCTGAAATAAATATCGTAATGAATACAGGAGATTATCAAACTGAATACATTCCTGATCTATATGATTTTTCTGTCATTGATTTTACTGATGTACATCCTGATGATGGAAACTCGGAAAATAAAGTGGTAATAGAAATGTTTCGTTAAAAGAGAAATAAATAACACTCAAAACATAAAAGAAATGAATACAACTTTTGAAAGATCGTCTAATAGTACCGATGAATGGTACACACCGAAAGAAATTATAGACGCATTAGGTGAATTTGATTTAGACCCATGTGCCCCCATGCACCCTCTTTGGCCTACTGCAAAAATCATGTACAACAAGCAGGACAATGGTCTTATACAAAATTGGGGGGGGGCGAATTTGGCTTAATCCTCCGTACTCCAAACCGCTTATGTGGCAGTTTGTAGAGAAATTGGCAGAACACGGCAACGGTATAGCACTACTTTTTAACCGATGTGACAGCAATAAGTTTCAAGACATCATCTTCAAGAAAGCAACCGGTATGATGTTTTTGAGGAATCGAATAAAATTCTTCCGTCCAGACGGAACTCGTGGGGATTCTCCTGGCTGTGGCAGTATTCTCATCGCTTTTGGTGAGGATAATGCAGAAATATTGAGAACCTGCGATATTGCAGGCAAGTACGTTAGAATAAATTAGAATGACAAAAAGATGAATAAAGAAGAATTTTTAAGCAAAAGATACGCCATTGATTTAAAGCTAAAAGAATTGAATGGAGAAAGGGAACAGTTGGAAAAGGAATACATTGAATCCAACCAAGTATTCCCTATTGGAAGCAAAGTCTGTATAACGGTCATGGCTCATAAAAGGAACAATGAAAGGATATTAGTTCCCGAAGCGAAGAAGTTAGCCTATATTGCAGATTATGAGATTGATGATAATGGAGAGGTTGTCCCCTCTTTAAGACAGTTGGATTGCAATGGGGGCATGTCAGCAATACCTTTATTTGTTAATTTAAAGAAGGCTATAATTGAATTAGTGTAAATCGAATTAGGAATGAATATGAGTGGAAAAGATGTATTAAGGCTATTACTTATCAGTTACGGTTTTTGCCGTAATATTGAGATAAATACTTATATTGGAGATGGTGGATGTATTGGTTACGAAGTATCGGCTAGTAATGACGATGGCATTGAATACTATGCAGTAGATTGTGAAGGTTTACTTTTTCATATATACGAGATACAGAAATTTATGAGAGATGGAAATATTGAACCTCGTTTAATGCTTGGAAACTCTAGCAACAAACATCTTCTTTCAGATGAGTCTTTAAATAAGCTACTGAATATGTCAGAGAATAAAAATTACTGTAAAACAAACCCTTATGAATAGGCGTAAAACAAGAAAGAAATGAATATAAAGAGATTGATAAACGAAGTCGGAAGCTCGTACACCTCATATAGGCAACATTGCGATAAAGTAGCGATAGAAGCTCAAAAGTATATAGATTGGGACAACGATATAGGTTGTGAATACTTCCCTTCTGATGGAGTTTGTCTTACAACGACAGACGCATATGTTTGTCCAGCTACTGCTTTCTTTGAAGTAATCAAAGAGAAAGGACAGATTTCTCAATCGGAGTTTAAAAGTATTTGTGTATAACTGATATAGATATGAACAATTTAAAACTATATATTGCCCGTGACGAAGGCAAATGGGATGAAGATGTACAAAAGGCAGGAGAATTGAACCTGTTCTACGATACTCCGGAACTTCTGTTTGATATAGACGAACGAATATCATATTGGGGTAATTCCCGAAAGATAGCGAATATTCCCTCTTATATGTATCCTCAAATCAAGGATAAAGAGTGTTATGTTTTCAACAATCTTGAATTATACAAAAGTTTTAACTGATAAAAGAGAGGATAGGCAGTTAGCCTATCTTCTCTTTTCGTATTTTCTTTTCATTTTTCTTCTCTCCACCCGTGTCATTCCCATGCTTTGAGCAATACCGAACAGTATTTCCTTTTCCGAATCGTTAAGCATATCATATACTTCTTCTTTGCTTTTTCCGCTAATCATAGCCATAAAAATCTTTTTCATAATGATTTATTTTAGTTTTTTCTTACAACAATCGCAAATCTCGTCTTTTATAGGTTTTGTAAATAAAGCACCTACATATCCTGCAAGGTATCCGGCTTCTTCTGATGACGGCTTTATGCCATAATGATCAATTATATGACCAATCATGTGTTGTTTTTCATGCTCTAGTGTATTCATAAATTCTTCATCAGACGTACTGTGGCTGATAATGATTACAGTGCACTTATTGTTAGAATACGTTACACCGTAATTGTATTTTTCAGTCTTTATCTTATCCGTTATCCTGTTCAGCAAATGAAAAGGACAGCCAATATATTCAAGTCTGTATATCGCTCTTAAATAAGAGTATTTATCCACAGAATAGAATACATCAACCGTCCAATCATATTCCTCAATGTATAGTCTTTGTCGTACCATAGCAATCAGATATAATCCTCCCAAGAGAAAGGTGTTCCACAGGCTATACACTTTGCATAATACTCGTCAAGAGCACGGGTAGGGCTTCCGTCAACATCGTCAAGATAGTCTTTTACAAACATACAGGCATATTGCTCATTGACTATGGATGAACCCATATAGTCGGCACGTACCATATTCAATACATAAACCTTGTTGTATTCCACATCATTCTTCAACTCAACATTGAATTGCTTCATTAATGCTTCTACTTGATCCTTGTCATACGGGTGTATTTTGTTTCCGTTCCTGTCTTTCATTTTGGAAACGGCATATTCACATAATTTCTTAGAGAAGTTCCATCCGTGTTCTGCAAGATATTTTTCCATTCCAGAAGGAAGTTTCTCATATACATCTAATCTTGTTCTTTCCATAGCTTTTGTTTTTAAAAAGATAGCCCGTAGCAAACCACTACGGGCTTAAACCAATTTAATTAGCGTCTACGTCTGGCGTAAGGACCAGTACCTTTGACTCCTCGTCTTTCTCCGTACTCATCATCATCATCCCACATTCTTTCGCCATAACCGCCTCCACTTCGTCCGCCACGTCCGCCACGTTCACCATAGCGATCTTCCATTTCTTCCATAGCGTCACGATAACCTTCTTTATACGCTTTTTCTAATTCCCGGTCCATATCTTCACCTTCAAAGCTACGGCCCATTCCATATACTTTCCAACCCATAGTATTTATTTTTTATTGTTGTTGTTATTATTATTGTTTGTATGTTGCACGTCAGGCAATTTGATACCAGAAGCAGCAAGTTGTGCAAGTATATCCTTTATCTGTGACAATTCACCTTTAAGTTCCTTCATCTCCTTGTCCTGCTGTGCCTTTTCGGCAAATGCAGGATTCAACGCTGTAAGCATCTCATCGCAGCTTTTGATTACTTTCTGATGGTATTCCACAGATTCCACAACCCTTACACTACTTATTTTCATTGCTTCTATCTCTGCATTGATGGCATCCTTGCTTTCCGATACAACCACATTTCCGCCTACTTGGGAAAAGTCTGCTATACTAAGATTGGCTGGCAACTTTTGAAAATCAAGAGTATCATCTCCAACCTTAACTTTCACATCCACAACCATTTCATTTTGCGGAAGAGGATATGCTGTATATCCGTTCTGATATTTAGGAACAGGATTTGAAACACTTACCACAGTGCCCACATCACATCTTGGGTTTTCCCCTTTATGCAATATGAAAAACTGCTGTCCTTGTCGTATTGATTGAAACATACTTATTCTAACTTTTTAATATCATTTTACAGTGCTTCTAGCCTGTGCGGCAGTAGCAGGTGCAACGATATGATTAACTACTTGAAATATCCCATTACATTTGTCGTAATAGACAAAGTATTTATTGCCTTGTGAAATTTCACTAGACGGAATCTGATCTCCCGAACCGTTTACCAAAGGAATCTTGCTTGTGGATGTTGATGTGGTATTTGTCAGTGTGGTAGCCACAGAAACAAGATACCCGTCAGATCCGGCAGCAGGAACATGATTTACGCTTAATAGCAAAATACCTTGATTTGGCAATCGTCTGAACAGACACGGGTTAATACCATAGATAACCTCTGAATTTGTCGTATCTGTCGTTACAGAAGATGTCCTAACAAACGGTATTCCTCCAAAGTCAAGTCTATGTACTCCTTTAAAACGGTTAGCATTATATCCCATCATATAAGGATTAAAAAAATAACTCATAACTTTTCCCTTTCTTTAGAATTTTATTATTTTTGCATCGGGATAGATAGGAGTAATTAACCTATTGAAAAGGGTTCGCTAACGCCCTTCCCTCTTTTTTTTATGTTAGCATCACTAAAATAAGTTAGCAATGACAAACGAAGAATTTATTAAGAGCATCTCCTTGGAAGGAGAAATTTGGAAGGACGTAATCGGATATGAAGAAACATATATGGTTTCTTCATATGGTAGAGTTGTGTTTAAAGAACGTTTTAGAGATAATGGCAATGGTGGATACGTTATGCCACCAAAGCTATGTCATTTAATGGAAACGAAATTTGGATACTTACAAGCTCGCCTATATAAAGATAATAAAGAGAAAAAATGCTATGTTCATAGATTAGTTGCATCTGCACATATATCTAACCCTAATAATTATCCCATAATAGACCATATAGATACCAACAGGAAAAACAACAAAGTATCTAATTTAAGATGGTGCAATTCCTCTATGAATGCTCTAAATCCAATAACAAGAAAAAGAAACTCTTTATCTAAAATTGGAAATAGAAAAATTATTCTAGCAAACAGTAAATCTGTTGTTCGTATCAATCCAAGTAATCCTAATGATATTAAGATTTATGAATCACCCACTTTTGCTAAAAAAACAGAAGGATATAATCAAGGTCATATTTCCGCTGTATGTTTAGGCAAAAGAAAGTATCATAAAGGATATAAATGGATGTACCTATCCGATTACGAAGCCCAATTCAATAAGTCAAAGAACTCTTAACTAAACTTTAGCAATTGCAACCACAGTTGTCACCAGCAGCATAACCTGCACCAAAACCAGCCATGAACGGATAACCTCCATAGCAACAATTTGGGTTAGGCACTATATAGGATGGAACCGGGCACGGAGCCTTAAGTTGTCCAACTATATTTGCAGTCTGAGCCTGTTGAGAAGCAGCCAGAGCCAAATTGCTGTTTTCCTGTCTAAGTGCATCTATCTTGTTTTGCATTTCACGCATTTCAAGCTGACAGAATTTATCATTGATGATAGCTGTTTGAGCGTCTATCTTACTTGACAAGATGTTAAACTGAGTGTTTGTGTTGCTTGTCAAAGTATTGGTCTGCTCTACCGTAGCCAAACGGCTATCACATCCCTGACGTTCAATAGCTGTACGGATATCGCAGCAGCAAGAAGCAAGCTGAGAACCGATAGCTGCACTATTGGACTGAATTGAGTTGATGATCTGTTGAGAAGAAAGACCTACCTGATTACCAACTTGCTGAATCTGTCCTTGAATTTGGCAGATAGCATTCTGCAACTGTTGAGTAGAGCAGTTCAAAGAACTAGCCAACTGATTGATAGCTGTTCCGTTTCCTTGAATAGCGTTCATCAACAATTCACGTCCTGCTTCATTGTTCAATTGAGCAGGGATTCCGTTTGCTCCGTTGCCAAACCCGTTACCGAATCCGTTACCACCCCACAGGAAGAAGAGCAGGATAATCCAGATCCACCAACAACCAGCACCACCCCAAGCGTCTTGATTGTTTTTATTGCTCATAAGAGCGGCAACCATATTGGGGTCTAATCCTTTATTCTGCAACAGTGCAGGAATCATTGACATAATACCTGCGCTTTCTCCAGCGGCAGGATTGTCGAACATAAAAATTTTGGGCATTTATAACCAATTTGACACTATATGAGAAATAACAAAAACATTAAAATAATAATTTATATGAAAAAAATTTCAGAAATAATGATGATTGTATTCTGTCCTTATATTGTTATATATAGACAGAAACGACAAATAAGATTATTAAAAAGCGATATGAATTACGCCAGCAAACTTTGGAGCATTGAAAGAGATCCCAGAAATGTAGATTATAACTGGATTGTAAGAAACGCATTTCATGTTAAACCTATTTTTTCTAGATACGATGCGCCACATAATCTAAAAAAACGTCACACATAAACTTATTAGGGGCTTCTGTAAGTTTAAATGATTAAAATTGAACAGGTGATACATTTGAAAAGGTGACAATATCTTCGTAAATTTCATGTCTTTCTTCAAAATGTATTGTAAGAGTTTGACTATCTTTATAGTAATAAGCCTTACCTTTTAAATCTGACTTTAATTCATATATTTCTACATTATTACTGTATTTCATAATCTTTCATTTTTAGATAAATATATTTTTAAAATTAAATATTATGGCGTTACGGTCTATCTTTTCTTTGTATTTATTTGCATATTTAACTTTTTATTATTATATTGCAGAAGAATCAAAGAAAAGGAGGCTGTATGAAAAAGTCAATGAATTTTCTAGAGTTTACTCAGAAATTTTCGTCTGAGGAAATATGTATTCAAACGCTTGAGCATGTAAGATGGGGTGGCAAGGTTGTTTCTCCGTTTGATCCTACATCCAAGGTTTATAAATGTAAAAATCATAAGTATAAATGTAAGAATACAAACAGATATTTTACTGTAAGAACTGGTACATATTTTGCGAACAGCAACCTTTCTTTTATGAAATGGTTCTATGTTATATGGTTGATCACATGTAATAAGAGAGGTGTTTCATCCTGCCAAATATCTAGAGATATTGGTGTTTCCCAAAAAACTGCATGGCACATGCTACATAAAGTTCGGAAAGCTATGGCAAAAGAGAATGATTATAGCCTTGAAGGAGAAGTTGAGATTGATGAGTCATTTGCAGGTGGAAAAAATGCAAACCGACATAAGGATAAAAAAGTAGAGAGATGTCAGGGGAGAAGTTTTAAAGACAAAGTTCCTGTTTTTGGACTAATAGGCAGAAACGGGGATTTGGTTGCCAAAGTAGTAAGCGGAACAGGTTCATCCAAGCTGCTTCCAATTATAAGAAAGTATGTTGAAGAAGGAAGTACAATATATACTGATGGATGGGATTATGGCGAAGTATCCGAAATGTACAACCAAATATCTGTAGATCACGGGCATAAATATTATGGTATTACTTATTACAATGATAATAAAGAAACGGTGATGATTACTACCAATACGATAGAAAACGCTTGGTCTGTTTTCAAGAGGATATATGCCACATATTACCATATAAGCAAGAAATATATGCAACGTTATGTAGATGAGTTTGTCTTTAGATTTAATACCAGAAAACTTAGTGATTCTGACAGATTTAGATTACTTTTGCAATACAAATTAAATGTAGCATAGGAGGATATTTGAATGAGCAATAAAGAAGAAAAATCTAAAGAACATAAAAAGAAAAACAAATATATTGTGAAAGATAAAGACGGAAATATATTACCAATAGATATCCCTGATGAGTTTATGGATGGTCTAAGAGCAATGCTGAAAGAAGAACAAGAAAAAGTAAAAAAACAGAGGACGTGATCCGCTTAAATAGTTAAGATTACGTAAAAATAACTTTGATTCAATGGAATATTTTTATAGTTTTATATATTTGTTCTTGGTTTTGAAAAATATATATTATGAAAAAAATATTATTACCTACACTTTTTATACTTATATCTTCTTTTGGTTATGCTCAAAATACGCATGATATTACCGAGGTTATTCAGTCTGATCTGTCAGCCAAACAGTTGTTTGTTAACGCAAGACAGCTTCTAGCAACATTATATACCGATTTTAATAAAGAATTAGATGATGATATTGGATATAATATTATAGCATACGGAAAGTCTAATTTACAAGTTTCTAGTAGTGAATATAGTCACACATTTGATAAGAGTTTTAATAATAACACTAGTATGTTATTTAGGCTTACAATAAACTGTAAGGATAATAAATATAGATATATTATCAGTGACATAAAATTGAAACAAAATAAATTGCTTACAGAAACAACGCGTACAGATTACGTAACTGCAATTATTTTTAATCGTATGGAGGAATATACGAAAGAAGATTATCAGTTAGAACATTATTCTTACAATAAAATGGATTCCATATATAGAAGAGATAGTCTAGCTTATTATTCCATCAAAAAAGAGTATGAGGAATTGACAAAGCGAAAAAATGCAGCTAAAGGAAAAGAAAAGAATAGATTATATAAAGAAATGGCAAATATGGGTAATGAAATGCTTAATAAAGAAAAAATCTTTAATGCTACAAGGCAATTTCATAATTATAGCAAATATTATATTAACTCTATGATAAGTGCTATTAAAAGAGGCATGTCAATAGATAATGATAATTGGTGAAAAGATATGTATTTAATAAAAAGGTAAGGACACCCCCTTTTTTAAGTGGTGTCCAATTAGTTATAAATGCCAAATTTTGTCTGAACCCATAATATTGTAATTTAATGTGTGTGTATTATAACTCCCGTAAAGACTGTGCACTCATCTTTACGAGTGTAAATTTACAACATGGATTGCCTAAACAAAAATAAAAATTTCGCAGTATAACCTATTGTGTTTCAGATAGTTTAAACTTGTTAAAATAAGTTATTTGCTTGTGTGTTGTTTTTCCTATTCGTATATTAGCGCAATAATTTTAAAATAGAGGAATTGAAGATGAAAGAATTAAAAAAATGGAATAATAATCCAATAAAGATTACGTATTTAATACCTAGTGGAAACAAGTATGCTTATATAAAATTAGGTGACACTGTTGATCTGACGAACGGAACATATAAAATAACCGCTTTGGATAATGAAGAAAACATTTTCCAAGCGGTTAATATGGAGAATAAAGATGATTGTGTTACAATGTATGCGTATGAGGTTGTCTAGCTTTTAGTCTTGTATTTGCCCCTTGACTTCTTTGGACGTATAAGCCCGTTGTTTTTAAGAGCATCCAATGTTTCTTTCAAATAAACGGGTTTTGTCATTCCTTGTACTCTCACGGGAGATAATAACGGTTGTACGGGATGAAACTTAGTGCCTTTGTATGTAAGCCTTGCAAACTCGGTGTCACTCACATCAAGATACTTTATGGCATTTTCTCTATCAAAATAAGACGGTATGATAGTTGATTTGTTTATTGCGTCAGTAAGGAAGTTGAACTGTTCCGCATCAACATTCGAGTTTCCGCTTTTCAATGCTAGAGATATTCCGTCAAGTAAGGAAGCTAATATAGTGTTATAATTCATGCCCATGACTTACTCGATAGATGATATGTTTGCTGTTCCCGTAACACTCACCTTGCTTCCTGGTGTGACTGAAAAATATTCCACCGTTCCTGCCGGGAGAAGCATTCCTGTTGGTGATATTCTGCTTGATCTGCTTTTCGTTTCCTGTACCAATGAGATACGGCATCCATCCGATGTCGCTACTCTTATAAGGTTTGACAATGCTGTGTATTCCTTGTCGGTTACATCTTCCGATGCTGATATTCTTGCAGCTACGATACCTTTTAACGCTTCATCCTTTGAAGCGTTTTTGGTGGAGAAATACCCACCTATCTGTTGTTTATCATTGTTTTCCATATCCTTTCAAGTAAGATTGTTTCACACTTTCGGCAAACTCGTTCAGCTTTACATAATCCGGGTCAAGTTTGTTTAAAATACCTTTTCTGAGAGCCGCTTCTTCCTCACCGTTGGGAAATTCATCCTTTATGGCGGCATCTACCGTTTTGTCGTATGATACAGGGTTCTTTACACGCTGTACATCGGCTTTCCACTTTTTGACGAACTTTTCCTGTACAATATTTCCCATATCTTCCGTTTCGGGTTCGTCAACTTGTTCAATGTTTAAATGAACATTGCTATATCCAGTGCCTAAATCAAAGATAAAGGCAGGCTTCTCGTCAAAAATCAAACCTCTTTCCATAGTTTAAATATCTAATGTTCCATCAAAATAATAACCCCTATTGAATTTTATGACAACATCTTCCAATGGTAAAAGGCTTTTGTCTACTTGGGAAAGGAATGCTCCTAATGTTTCGTATCCGCCTTTCACAAAGCATTTTTCTCCTTTGAACAGTATCTGCATTCTTACCCATGTACTATTGTCCTTCTTTGTAGATGGTCTTACATCAAAATCAAGAATGTCTATATGCTCATCGACAAGTTTGTCTATCTTTATATCCTTTCCGTCAAACTTTCTTGACACTCTTATATTTAAGTCACTAATCTTTGTCATGTGGCTATTATTATTAACTAAAACTTTATTAATTAAGTTTTTAGAATCACAGTGCATCAACATACCCATATAACTCGTAATTGATTTTGGGTTATTACGTTTTGACGCAAAGTTTTTCTTTATTCTCTTTCTTATTTTGGTATGACCGGGAGTAAAGACAAATCCACCGAAATCTATCCCTTCTGAAACGGGGAATATCCTGTAATTTTTCTTCATCTCCAACTTTTTTTCATACCACAGGTAATTTCTTATCCTCCACAGCCATTCATGCAACTGTTTCTTGTCGTGGGATAATATCACCATATCATCGGCAAATCTGAAATAATGCTTTACTTTGAACTGCTCCTTTATAACATGATCCAAAGACCTTAATACCAAATGGCTTCCTATCTGAGCGTCAGGATTGCCAATAGCCAGACCTTTGTTGCTGTAATTAAGCGTATTCATAAGCCATAACGCATCCCTGTCTTTCAAGTCTTTGCTATATGCCTTCTTGTAAACGCTGTGTCTTACGGACGGATAAAACTTCTTAATATCCATTTTCAAAACGTATATTTTTCCGTTTTTGTCCATTTCAAGCAATGTCCGTTTCATCTTTCTCACAAGGGAATGCTTTTTAACCTTACTTGTAATATCCCTTTTGGGCAGACAGTTATATGAATCAAGTGTAAGGCTTTTTGTCCATCTGTCCATCATGGGTACCAAAAGGCTGTGCTGGATAATCCTGTCCGGGTAAAACGGGAGTTTGTGTATCTCCCTTACCTTTCCTGCATCAGTCACTTTCTCTATCACCTCATACTTGCTTACATGGTATGATTTGTCTTTGAGCATCTGATAAACATTCTGATGATATTCATCCTTATGTTTCTCATAATCCCTCACACCCCTGTGATTCCTCTTTCCTTTCTTTGCCTTTTCAGCAGCAGAGATAATATTATCCATACTGCCTATCGTTTCAAAAATATTATTCAATCTTTTCATCTTACGTGCTTTTCTTTGTCCGTTGAGCCAAAGATAACTAACTTTCCATATACCTACAACTGTAAATGTACTAATAAGTTCCCATTCTCAAACAATGGGTTGTCTTGACATTTTCCATCTTCCTGACGAGGCTTCTGTATAGCAGTAATTTTTTTTAGCACGTTAGCTGCCACCGATGTTCGTGTTCGCATTCGAAGGGGCATTGTTCGCATTACCATTCCGCAGAGAACAATTGTCGTTGTCCGACTTACCACCAAAGTAAACACCACCATTCTACAGACCGCCTTTTTTCAACTAACCGCCTTTGACAGACTTATTTAACTTTGCTGACGCATTTGGTTAGATTTTTAATTATGCAAACTTAAACATTATTAATATATTTTGCAAGTTTTGGGAGGGGGATTTTTCACTTCGTGAAAAATTAGGGTTGGGTTATTGTACAACGAAAGCCGCCACCGAGGTTCGTGCTCGCAGCCGAAGGGGCATGGTTCGCAAAACCACCCCGCAGAGAACAATCGTCGCTGATCGACCCACCACCAAAGAAAACACCACGCCTTCCAATCTTACCCGAACCTGCATTTCCCGTAAACCAGTTGTAATGGCATTCCCCCGTGTGAAGATTGCTTCCCTTGACCTCTCCAATAAGAGAGTTCTTAAAGTTCTTCGTTATGTATCCTTCACCTCTAGCCATAGAACCGACAAATTCATATGTATTCTCAAAACCGTAAGATTCCCCAGGATTCTTTTCTGTGGCTACATTGTCCGTAGTCAGATTGTTCACGTCATAGGTCTGATAGATGTCTATGGATGTAGAATCGTGCATGACACAATCTATCCCACTGTACCACATCCATATATCTCCCCACCCGGCAATACGTCCGCGAATGATAGGCTGTGTGAAGCATATCTCTATTTCACGGTTTGTAACTGCCGCATTGTCAGGAATACTCCATCCGCTAGTTACAGTTGCATTGACAAACTTGGCTACGATACCCGACATCTCCCCGTCAGCCAATCCGTTATGACCTTGGAAGTTGTAGTATTTGTATTTTGTGCTTTCATATTCAAACTCGGTGTCGGGAGCGACATTGTGTTCCTTTGCGTATGACATGGCAAGCTGCGCTTCAAACATCTTCATGCAAGGACGGTAGTTGTTTATAAGCTGTGAAAAATTGTAAGCAGTTCCTGTTTCTGATGCTTTAAATCCTTGCCCGTTCATCTTGTAATACACATAAGTCTGACCGTCCGCCTTCTTGAATCTGACGCCTGTCATTTTCCCCCAGCTTGACGCATCGGGGGCTGAATCGTTGGATGATATTCCTTTTCCGCAAACAGACTGTGCGTGTAGGTCTTTTGTTCTAAACTTAATAAAGAGAAGCGTACACCACACTTCAAGGTCAAGGGCGAAGGCATTGGCATAAGGATAGTTCTTCGTAATGTCCGGGTTCTTTGCCCTGGCGTATTTCTCAAAATCAAAACGTGATACATTTGTCGTAGGCCATCCATTTCCTTCCATTATGTTTACGCCTAGATTTCCTACTGATGTTGCTCCTTTTACCGTGTTGTCAAAAATAGATCTCTGCTTCCCATCCTTTATCGTGGAGTAACCGATACTCATTCCGAACGGTTTTATCTCTATGGCCGTATCGCCACCGTATGTAAACGGAGCGTCACTGACTAGCCTTCTTTCGTATGTATCATCCGTTCCTCCGTTGATTATCCAGAAAGGCTTGGTGTTTACAAGCATAATATCGCTTCCGTCATCTGTTACATCAGTTCCGTCAATAACAATATTTGACGGGCTACCGTCAGCCATTTTGAAGAAATTGGTCTGGTCAAGGAATCCTACTACCTTACCGTCCTTTACCTTTGCCGCACGGAAAGAGTTGAGGATAGGATGTGATGTCTTGAACTCTTCCTTTCCTATCCATGTCTGAAATACAGGGTCTGTCTGCCCTCTTCTCATTTCCACTCCATATATATTCCCCTGCTGCATCTTTATCTGTTCGAGAAGCGTTTTGTAGTCATTGGTGAAATCATTTGTGGATAACTCCTTACCGTCCACCTTGTCTACCTTCTTGTCCAATGCAGTTTTCTGTGCGGTGGATACAGGCTTTTCTGCATCGGACGTATTGTCCACATTGGACAGACCTAAATTGTCTTTCGTTATATTGACATTCCCGGTCCTGTAAGACTGTTCGGCATTACCTTTCACGCCTATGACGGTATTCTTCTGTGCACCTTCCTGTATCCCGTCAAGTTTGGTTTTTAACTGGGTAGTAAAGTTGTTGTCGGTATGCACATAGCTTTCGTCCATTACCATGCCTTGTCTTATCTTAGACACCGTGACGGATTTGTTCTCTTTAGGGCTTCCCGTCACACATGGTATCATCTCTTCTCCCGTAGCGGTTTCAACGGGAGGCATCTGTGAAATTTTAAGATTATCTTCCATTTTTTTTATTCTGTTAGTATTAAACCATCGTTTTCAAGCAATATGCTGTATCCATTTTCAGTGATTACGGTATTCCGAAGAACCTCTAGCGTTATCCTTGAATCAGCAAACTTCCATGAATTGTCAGAAAACGGCATATACCCGTCTTTCTTTACAGACAGCGACATCGTGCCATTTGCCATACCCCGTACTTTCACTGTACCGTCAGACAACGTTTTGTACTGTACACCTTCCACCGTGACCGTTGCGTCCTGTATGGGTGAGCCTGATACGTCCACCACCGTTATTGTCACGATAGCCTTTGGTATATAGTAATCAATCAAATCCTGTTCGGTGAATCCGTCATTCTGTTTGGTAGGGACGGAATCGAACCCGAAGGAGTTGTAGAAAGCTGAACTAATCCATCCGCTATTATGGTCAGTATTGCTAAAGAATATAGGAGTTTTAGTTTTATCACCTGTCACATCATTGTTTACTATGGTGATTATTTGCTTTTTGTTTAACAAAGCGGAAACTATTGTAGATTCATTCAGTGCTCCATCAATATAGGTCTTGCCGTTTGAGTTCCTACTATTATAAGCAATACTACCTTTGTCATTGAATACGGCAAACAGCCAAGGTTCAGTAGTATTCAGTCTTTGGTCATAGATAAACTTTCCATCAACAAACGGATTAATAGTAGTAAACAACACCTTAACGCCATGCTGTAAGTTCTGTATTTGCCCGTAATCATCCACTCCGTCTGTCACTAGGGCGTTGGGATAGGATGGGATTTGCTCAATTGTGATATTACAGGTATGGGGATAGGAGTTTGCTAAAATAGACCATCCCATATTAAAATTACCTTCTACGGTATTATTTGACGGCAATTCATATTCACCATCTTCCTTTATATCAAATCTTACTTGTGTTCCGCTTGCGTTTATATATTTATAAGCTACCGTTTCATCAACTATACCATCTATTCTAACTTTGAATTTTTTAGCATACGAAGGTACTTTAGTTTCCATGATATTATAATAACCTAACGCAGAAGTAACAGTCAGCTTATGCGGTTCTATGGCTCCATTAAATCTACTTCCTAAAAACCTAGCCCATATACTTTGGTCAGTCCAATTTAATTCATACCCTCCCACACCGCTCATACCTGCAAACAGGAAGTTGTTCAATTTAAGCGGTCTGTTGTTTCCGCTATGGTCTTGCAGGTATGGATTGGCTTTTAGTATCTCGTTTGTGGGAACGGATTGTCCTGACGGGAGCTGGGTAATGGTGATATTACAAGCACCTGCAATATTCCCGTTTCTGAATGACAGATTACCATTTACAGTTTCTAATGGCGGAATATCATAGGTTCCGTCTGATGTGATATTAACTAATTTCACATTAGCACTATATCCCCAGTATAATTCCTGACCGTCAACTATACCTTTCACTTCCACTTTCATTCCTGGGAAATTTTTTGTTTGGTCAGGAATGTAGCACTTTACTGTATCGTTCAGTGTAGCAAATCTAGTTATGACAAATGAGGTGCTTGTTATAATTATATCAGCATTTACAGATGGATGCAACCTCCAGTCATTAAAGTTTTGGCTGTATGTATCCACAGGCTTTGACATATCGTACCAGAACACCATGTGTTTTGGTATCCATTTTTCTATCACCTTGTTTATATCGGTTTTTCCTGTACCTGCCGATTTTACAAGTCCAAGTTTTCCTATGTTAAAAAAACCTATTTTTCTCATTTTTCGTCCATTTTAACCCACTCATCAGATAAAAGCAGCTTCTCAAACTCTCTTGTGCCTGTGTCGTATGTATCGTAAGGGAAAGGGTGTTCCGTTCCGTCCTCAGGTAACGTCATAGGCATCACTTCCATAACCTTCTCGGTATGGATCATATAATACAGACCGTCTGTCGATCGTCTGAAAACGGACAGATCATCTTCCGAAAACATAATCTCGGCATCTATTTTTGGTACTATAGAAAACTGCATATTATGAATTTTATCTACTATCGCAAAGATAATTAAAAAATAGTTAAACGTATTGGTTGCATATGGATTTATGTCGTATATTTGCTGAAAATTTAAAAAAAATATACCGATGAATGTATTAAGCCTTTTCGATGGAATGTCGTGCGGACAAATAACACTTTCCGAACTTGGCATTCCTGTAGAAAAATATTATGCGTCCGAAGTGGACAAGTTTGCCATAAAGGCAACTATGCAGAACTTCCCTGACACCATACAACTTGGTGATGTAAGAGAGTTGGATGTTAGCTTGCTAGATAAGATAGACTTGATAATCGGAGGATCTCCATGCACAAACCTGTCCATGTCCGGCAAGAGAAAAGGGCTTTCAACGAAAGAAGGCATGGAGGTTTTAGACTTGCAAACGTATCTTGAATTGAAGGAGAACGGTTTCGAGTTTGAAGGGCAATCCTATCTGTTTTGGGAATACATACGTATATACCACGAACTTATTGAGCGTGGTGACAATCCCAAATTCTTCCTTGAAAATGTGGAAATGGGAAATAAATGGGAATCTGTGTTCAATGAAACAATGGGTAGGAAAGGAATACATATTAACTCCGCCCTTGTATCGGCACAAAACAGAAAGCGTATATACTGGACGGATATCCATGACGATATTCCACAGCCGGAAGATAGGGGAATACTTTTAAAGGATATTCTTGAAGAAGAGGTTGATGAAAAATATTTCTTGTCTGACAAGATGATTGAATGCTTGAAGGGTAGGGTAAAGACGGAAAATAATCCGATATGTGTTGCGATGCGAGGGCGTGAATCAGCCTGCCTTACTCCAAGAAGAACCGAATATGGAAAACAGATAAGAAAGGAATATGAAGCCGGGATTGTAAAGGAACAGAGAAAGAACATTCAACAGCTTGAACCCAGGGAAGATGGAAAAACCAATTGCCTTACAACCGTACAAAAGGATAACCTGATAATTGTTTCGGGAACGATACGTGCATTTGGAGGAAAACACTTCCGTGAAATTAAATCGGGTAAATCATGTACACTGCTGGCAAGGGCTAGAAATGACGGAAACGCACAACCATGCGTTCAAATTGGTGAAAAAATTAGACGTCTTACCCCCACCGAGTGCGCACGACTTCAAACCGTTCCCGAATGGTATATATGGGATGGAATATCCGATACACAGCGTTACAAGATGCTTGGGAACGGATGGAACGTAGAAACAATAAAACACATCTTTAAATATATTAAACAATGAACGCAATAGTTAGTCATATATTCGCATTTCTGTGCGGATGCTCGTTTGTCATACTTGGAGCAATTTATATTGAAACGAAAGGAGATTGAACATGAAAGTAAAGAACGGAATAATAATAGACGGAATACTGCATGAATTGAAGGAAACGAAACATAAAGATTGTTCAAAATGTTCGCTACGTGATTTATGTCAAGATGAATTTGGAATCGCGTGTCTATGTTGGATTAATTTAGCTTCTGAATCAGAAGTGATAAATACGGAATTTAAATGTCGTGGAAAAGTAACAGACAATGTTTCGGTTGAAAAAGCAACAGAAGTTCTCTCTTCCGTATTAGATAATTGGGTGCATGGCGGTGATGCAGACTGTATCATTGCGGAGTTTGAGGAAAAACTAATGAAAACGAAATAAACACTCCCCCTTACTGATAAACGGTAAGGGGGAGGATTGTGTTTATAACCCTGGACCCATAGAAAGAAGCAATGTACTTCCCTTATATGCAGCACGGTTAAGGCTTACCCATACCCTTGCAGTTCCTGCATTAATCAGTTCCGATGATATTAATATTCTCACCTTCTTGTCAATGCTGGAATTGGCGGATACTGAAAAATCCTCTATTGTTTCTCTTGATTCACCTATAACCATAGGATCTTCAAATTTCTTACTTGCAAACCTAGACATACAACTATTATTACGGAAAGAAATAAGGCTACTCGAACCGTTTCTTACTCTTACGGTAACTTCAATATATCCCATAACGGATGGCATCACTCCACCAAGTATTGTTATGCTTACGTAAGAACCAACTATCTCTATATCTCTTTTACTTACCATTGGAACAGTGTATGCTATATGAGCAATATCGGAGTCATCCTGCTTCAATATAGCTGTACTAAGGAAAGGATAAACTTCCCAATCACCAGCAGTCATACCCCACGAGTTTACAGTAACCGTAGCGTATCCTGTTCCTATCTTCTTGTCGGCAGTAACACGCCTAGACATCTGACTGGTCTTGTGCTTAACATAGACACCGAAATAGCAATCAGCTATCTCGGCAAAGTCACCCATGTTAAGAAAATCAGTATCATGCCCCTCCGATGGCATCATTATAGCCGCAGAACAGACAAAATTACTACTTGTAAACTGATTGGTAGCAGTATCCGGGCAGGAGAATCTACTTATCGGTGGACTGGCAAGATGGTTGTATCCGTTAAAGTCGGTAAGGCGAAATGGAAACTTCCCTCCTGTAGGTGGGGTGTATTCCCATCCGTTCATGCTTCCATCAGCGTGTTTTGGCGCATCCCAGTATCCTGCCATTTGGAAAGGCTTGACACCACAGTTTCCATCCCATCCTTGCCACCATTTTTCATCTGGTCCAGGAGCAAGGCTTTCATATCTTACAGGCTTGTACCGTGCCCACGGGTTTATTTTTCCGTGGGTGTTTGCACAAGCGTATCCTAAATCATAATCCCCACCAACACTGCCTATGCCAAGAGTGGCGAAAACGTCACCATCAAGGTTTATCGGGGCTGTAATCTTTCCGTTAGAATGACTCATGTTACTTTTCCTCCTGCTCTTTTACGGTAACATATCCCGAAACAAGCACAGTCTTTCCATGACAGTTAAGGATATCACAACAAATGTCACCTTTGATAACAATAGCATTACTAAAATCCCATCCATCTTTTTCGCTCATGGTATATATTATGCCACTTGCCCATTTATTACATTTCACATTACCTTCAATGTAAATGTCAACTTTTTTATTATTTTCTTCCATATCGCAAATATACTAATTAATTCCTAATCTCTTTTCCAATTCTCTTACTCTTTTCTTTAATCTTGTAACTTCATCGTCAACTTCCTGCAAACCTTTCCATACAACGGGGATAAGTCTTTCATAATCTATGGTGTAATAGTCCTTGAATATGTCACTGACCCACTGACTGTAACCGCCGGAAAGTAAATCCTGGGCGATAAGACCATAATTCCATTTTTTATGATTGAATATCTCGGAATTTCTCTTGGCAAGATTGTTCCAGTGATATTTCACGCTCTGGAATTTGCGGATAATACCCATAGCGTCATAATCCTGAATATCGGTTTTCAACCTTATATCGGAAGAGGACGCTTTGGCGGTTATTGCTCCGGTTGCGATGATATTAGCACTACTTGTAATATTCTTTCTTGCATATATTCCTCCACTGGTTGATATTGCAGTAGCTGTACTAAAATCAGTATTATCTCCATTTTCAACATAAAATCTCTTTCTCCCGAACACTCTCACCCATGAACTGTCTTGCATATATATTCCACCACCATAATTCTGATGATACCACCCTGAATTTCCTGTGCTTCTGAACCAATCGCTGCATTGGATGGAACTTGGGAGTTTTAAATATACATTACTACCACCATTTACATTAACGCCAGCACCTGTATGGGAGGAATCATGGTCTTGTATATAGAATGTTCTGGCAGTAGTCCACACATCCGCACTAGAAGCCCTACTGTCAGCCAGTGTAGAAGCACCTCCTGCCGATACAGCCACAGACGTATTGGATGTGGATTGCAGTTCTCTCCATGCGGAAACGTTAGCACCGATAGCCCAATATTGGTATTGTATGTGCCCATTGTGGTATGAACCAATCTGACGCACCTGCAATTCAAAATTGTTTGTCCCTACACGTACAAGGCGAATATTATCCATTCCTTTTGCAAATGTAGGAAGATAAAGGCGTGCCGAGTTTGAAACATTTCCTACATTGCTGTCAGAAGCAGAAGGAACACTTCTCATTTGGAAGATGGCACAGAAGTGGTAATATCTGACTTCTTCCTGTGCATGATTTCCATAGGCGTACCATATCCTTCCCCAAACCGTTACTGACCTATACGGTCCGGCTCCCGATTCAGAACAAGCAAATATCTTTTTCCAATTATTATCAGTATCACCTAGAGCGAACTGTAATGAATAAGTAGCGGTGGAATTATAATTTCTAGGTATATCCATTATATGCCAATTATCCAACAAGTCCGCATTTAAATTGGTATTCAATGTAGTAGAAGAACATTGGTAAGGTGCGGTTCCTGTACCTACAGTGGATACAAATCTACTTGATTCAGCATAATTACCTATTACAACCTTGTTATCTTGCAGTACGATATTACATAATACATTATTGCTTGAATTTCTTGAATCAATCCAAACATAGGAACTTCCACCGCCCAATACCAACCGTCTAGTCGAATCCCAGTTTGCAGCAAGATAACCATGATGAGATATAATAGTATTGAATACATCTAATGCCCCTCTTCTAACATCCAACCACATGGCATTGTTTCCTTGTGCCACAAACATTCCGCTAATAGTAGGATACCAACCTATTCCATTCCAAGAACCAAAACGTAAATTCGCATCGGTTGAAGAAGCTGTATCACCACCATCATGAATCCAATTACCCGAAGTTTTAACTACTCTTGTTCCATGAGGAAAATAAAATCCTTTGTTGGCATCCATCGCCAAATCCCCCGTCATGGTATCACCTGCTTTCTTGACATAACGGCTGTCAGCATAATAATAATAATTTACGCTATCCAAGAACATTCTCCAAGGTCTTTTATCATCACCCCATCCACTTCTGTATTGAATGCCATTAGAACCATACTCAGCCGATGAAGAATGATGGTTATACCATATATCAAATCTAACATTAGCAGAGGGCAAAGATATAACAGCCCCGTATATATATGGACTACTTGTCATTCCGTCCGGCTTTGCATTATTATATTGTCTTATTCCTATCTGTGACCACAGGGTATTATATCCATCATTTCCATAAGCATCACGGTATCTCAAAAATGAATTTTCATGCAACCCGTCAAGAAGGTCTGCATTAAGATTGGCATTTACAGTAGTAGACACGCATTGATAGGGTGATGTTCCTTGTGGTGCTTTTGCTATGAACCGTCCTGTATTGTAAAAGAACATATTTGCATCCCCTGCTTCCAATGAATCATGCTTGCTGACAGCAAGTCCATATCCGGGAACAAATGTATCATACCATTCATGGCGTAATACTACTTCTTGGAGTGCATCATCACATCTGAACCAAATACCTTCTCCTTGATTCTTTGCAGTAGAACCTGCTGACCATATTATAAGCTGTTTGTTGTAGGTTGAATTCTTTATTGTCAGTACACCGCTCATCGTTATGTTACCTACGCCCGTCATATTTCCGCTTACGTTAGCCGTACCATCAAATGACTGCCCCCATAAAGTCCTTGGGGTTTGCAATTTTTTGGCAACCTCAGAAGAGTTCTGCAAGGGCGCAAATACAGGATTAACATAAGTGCTCCATGACGGTGCTTTTGTATCTGCTTGGTATAGCGTTATATTCGTATTAGCCCCTCCGTTTCGGTCATGGCTGTATAACAGATTGGCTTGTATTATGGAATAGTTACTTCCACCATAACAGTACAGTTCTATGTTTTTCTTTTCCGCATCATGATAGATACGTATGTTTGACCTATTGATATTGTATGATGCTATCAATATACCTTCCACTACAGCCGTACCTCTAGTTCTGACAACTAACAGACCAAACAAATCACTAAAGGATGAGTGCAGCACAAAGCAAACGTCTGTCATTGTTTCCGTATTACGTATGGAGTATGTAGCTATTCTACACCATGCAGGTTCAGTGCCTCCTACCGTATATCCGTATTTTATAAGGGCGTTTGATGTGCCGAACGCATGGTATCCGTCCAACAAATCCGCACTTAGATTATCTACGGTTGTATTGCTTGAAACTATCAAAGGTGATAACCCTGTGGCAACAGTTGACATGAATCTAGGTGCTCTTACATCATTTGGAGTGACACGTAAAACTAGTTTGTTGTTATGGTCTACGACACCAAATCCTGCACTATCCGTACTACTTCCTCTAAGGTTTCCTATATACCAGTAGGTGTCATACCAGTTGAACCTTAATCCGTTTCTTATAGAAGTAAACCCACCATCATCGTTCTTGATAACTCCGTTATCTTTATAGATATTGGTAATATCACAATTTTCCACTCCCTTGAATACGATTGCGCCGGAAGTGGAAGCGGATGTAAGGGTTCCAGTCATAGTATCTCCAGCCTTTTTCACCCATCTACCGTCCAATACGGAAGTAGGGATATGACTTGCATCTATGACTTTACTTGAATCAGCCTTTTTCAATTCAGCCCACATAGCGTCAGCGTCAAGTCCTCCCTGCCCAGCCATGTCGTACAGTTTCTTTATCGTGTACGCATTAAACGTATTGTCAAGGTCTGAATCGGAGAAGGTTGTGCCGTCAGTAAGGTTTGCGAAGCTGTAAACGGTATTTACAACACCGCTGCCACCACCGCTACCACCTGTTTTCACTCCAAGAGCAGATACCCAACCGTCCGAGTAGAATCCTACCGTGTTTCCGTCTGTTCTATGCTTCACTCTCAGAGCCTTGTTTGCAGAATCGTAAACAAGTTGGGCATCTCCTATCGTAATGGTATTTGTTGACACTGATGGTGCTTGAACATTTCCTGCCTTATTAATACAAACAGCACCTTCCGTATTATTGTGCCCATTAGGTCTTAGATTTATACTTCCATCTCCGAAGCTAGCTAGTATTGTATGACCGTCTGAGTTTCTTAATACTACATTTGAATCAGTATATGTTATACCACCGTTATTATTGAATACTATATTCTGACTAAACGTTTTTCTTCCCGAAATAGTCTGAGCAGTAGTCAAGGTAACGGCATCAGTAATCCCGTACCCTGCCAAAGTGGTAGGATTATCACCAACTGTAACACGCCCGTAGGTGTCTACTGTAACTTTCGTATATGTACCAGCCTTCACCCCCGTGGTAGCTAGTGACAATGTGCGGTTTGCGGACAGGTTTCCACCTCCCGTAAGACCAGTTCCTGCGCTTATCGTTATGGTCTTGTCCGCTTTCAGTGCGAGAAGTTCAGCTAGATTATCGCTTTCCGTAAGACCGTCAAGAAATGCTTCAAGTTCCTTCCATTTGTTGATAATGTTATCAGCATCGCTTCCTTCTAGGAAGTTGTTCAGCTTATTGCTTAACTGTGTTACGGTATTATTCAGCGTACCCAAGTCCTGTTGTCTAGCGAATGTTTCCCCGAATACGGCAGTAATGGTTTTTCCGTCAGAACTAAGTGTCATGTCTGTTACGGCATTTCCACTCCCCGACTGGGTGATGTTCTTTATACCACCACCTTCCTTCGCCATTTTCCAAATCTCGTTTATCGTGTACGCATTAAACGTATTGTCAAGGTCTGAATCGGAGAAGGTTGTGCCGAGATTGGAAAAACCATATACGTTTTTCACAAGTCCGTCACCACCGCTTCCTCCGCTTCCTCCGGGAGATACGCCCAAAGCGGAAATCCATCCTCTGGTATAGAAGCCTATTTCCGTACTTCCATCTATATGCTCAAATGTTACTGCCTTGTTTACGGAATCATATATAATCTTTATATCGCCAACCTGCAACGCCTGTGTTTTCACCGTGCCGCTTATGTTGGCATCTACAGCGTAAATATTTTCCCATCTTTTCGATTCAAGACCAAGAGTGGATGCGTTGTTCACGCTAGGAACTACATTTGCCGTAGACAACTGACCAGTGAATATCTTGCTTGCAGTAACTGTCTGTTCCGTATCAAGCGTTACAAATTTATTGTCAGGAAGATGGGATATGTGAATTTTCTTTGTCGGATCATCCTTTCCCAACTCCTGCCACAATTTGTCCGTATTCATTCCGCCTTCCTTGGCTAGCTTCCATATCTCGTTGATGGTATATGCGTTGAATGTATTGCTAAGGTTGGAATCGTCAAACGTCTTACCTAAATCGGCAAATCCGTACACGACCTTAATCAGTCCGCCTTCACCACCTCCCGGTTCTCCGCTACCACTCTGTGCGCCCAACGCTGATATCCATTGGTTTGTATAGAACGCTGACTTGCATCGTAACGCTTGGTTTACTTCATCCCATTCAAACCATCCGTTGAACTTCTGAAACGATGCAATAAGGTCATTAAGTAGCTGTTCAGAGAAAATATTTGTTCCGCTTCCCGTACCACTTCCACCCAATGTTACATTTGTCGTATTCTGTGTTGAAGCGGTCTGATTCTCCTGTGCCAGCCGTTCATAGAAAGACAGTATCTTTCTTCTTGCAATGGTGCATGAATATGACGGGAACATATTCTCCTTGGAATATTTAATTTCCAAAGACTGTATCTGCAACTGCATATCCACTATCTGACCGTTATCAGAGAAATCGAACACGCCTATTCCATCATCCCTTACCTTTAGCATATTTCCTTCTATGAAGTCAATGAAAAGGTTAGGATGCTCTGCGACAAATCCGCTAGATATGTCAAGTGAAACGGTTCGGTTCTCATGGTCATATCTTGACAGGTAGTCAAGAGCCGCCTTTTCAAGCGTGTTCTCAGCCATTGTCACATAAGATTCGGGCATGACGATATTCAGAATGACAAACTCCGTTCCTGCTGCAATTGAAGGAGATTTACCATCTGTGTAAAGGGGAAGTTTGGCATTGTCGCTATCTGTTCTGTAACATGATATTTTATATCGTGCCCCCTTGTTGAACATGGCAACATCCTCTTCCGTTTCTCCCGTATCACCGTTCACCTCACCGTAAAGAGGAATAATACCGTTTTTGTTTATCTTAAATTCCGTGCCTGTATAAGTTCCTGTACGCATACTGAACACCGCATCCGTCACAGAAGCGTATTTGTAATAGAACCTGTCCTGTGAACCGTCCTGATTACCGAAATGTATGTTGCAGGTCATTTCCTCACTAAAGCCTATCTTACAGCTTCCGGCAGGAACATCTGAATCAAACGTGAACTCAACACGTATGGTGACTGTCGTATTCTGACCTTTTTCTATATATCCTACAAGAGAGGTCTTGTCGTAAGGTATTTCAAGCATACCAGTAGCACCTTCCTCTCCGATAACAACCTCTTTCAAAGGAGAAGCCTGACCCAATACACGGTTTAAAACCATACGTAGGTTAATCTTCACCTTTTTCCCTACAGCATCACTTCCTATAGGTAATATACTGAAAAGCATCTTCCCGGAGAATGTGGCAGTAACCTTTACAGGCTGGTCATAATATGCCCTTGTACCATATATATCAAAACTCTCGAAATCCCTGTACTTGTCAAACATAGCATGGGGTTTGTACTGGGGCTGCACATTGTCGTTTATCTTGCCGGATGAATCACCGTCCTCATACACCTTGTACCCTAGGTTGAATCCGGGAGAGGTCATATAAATGAAGAAACTGTCACTATCATCACTCTTTATAGGAGTAGACCCGATAATCTTATCTATCCGTGTAGATGCGCTAGCACCCTCACCTGCCACCTTTCCCGATTGAGGGTCTGGTTCTCCGTCAGACTTGTATGTATCCCATTCTGGAAGTCCTGACGGGTACAGATCACCAAGTTTTTTCCCTCTGATGGAAGGATATATCCCACTGAACGTGTTTGATATGGTTTTTCCTCTCACACCATAGTTCTTCAATCCGTATTCGCTGTCAATATAATATCTTATATTCCCGTCAGAATCATTCGGAAGAAGGATGTACGGGCAATAGCGTGATTCATCGGCAGGCTTAGCGTCTTTCTTGTATTCGGGAGGAACGTTCCTGCTTCCACCTTGTGGTATGATTCGGGTTATGACAGGTGTGCTTGTATCTACGGAAGAGGAAACTTTTACAGCACCCCCACCGTCACCCTGCTTGAATGTCCAGTTTACGGACGGTCTTGTCTTGTCCGTAATGGTTATTATCCCACCGTTCGCTGTCGTTGAGAAGTAATAATTGAGATAAAACTTGTCATAGAAGTTCTTCAATGCTTCAAACAGGTTGGTCCCATCGGTTATATCAATCATATCCTCCGTCAGTTCGCCTTCCGCATCCACGTTGAGCGTCCATGTGCCAATGCCTGTATATCCTGCACCCAATGACGCATTGTAAGATTCTATATTCGCTTCTATACGTGCGGCAAGCTGTTTTGCATCACCCCAGAACTGGAACAGACCGCCATGAGTGTATCTTATCTTATTTATTTCCCCACCTGTTCCGCTTACTATGTCAAGAAATGCCACATTCTGCAAAAGCACCTCCTTACCGTAAAACAGAAGGGAGTATTTGTATTTTCCTGCTTCGTTAAGATTATCTCCCGATGGGGCTTGGTACAGGATGAATGTATTACCGTTATATACGACTGTATCGTATTCCGATTCACTCTTTGAGTTGTATGCCTTGAACTCTATCGGAACAACGGAAACGACTTCACAAGTCAATTTTCTCACTTCCTGCAAAGACGGGCTGTATGAAAAATCAGCACTCTCCGCAATAACCCTATTTCCTCTTTTAATCTGTAAAATCATTGGTCTTTAAAGCGTTGGTTGGTCAATACTGAAATTTAACGAAAATGTATAGGCGGACACAAGTCGGTCCGGGTTCTGCAAGTCCTGAACGTCCTGATAACTCATCTTTGCACCTGTTTCAAAACCCGTGCATCTTATCACCTGCTTTGCCGATTCTCCCCATACATCATTCCATATAGAGAAAGAGGATGAACCGTATGGCGTACCGGGAGTGGCAGGTATCACATTGGTTATATATGAATAGAACGAACGGATATTCGTCTTTACCGTTTCCACATCTCCCAAAGCGGCAAATGTTATGCTTCCTTCCGTTGGCTGGTAAACAGGCGTGACAGGTTCGTACACCTTCTGACCGTTCTTGTCATACCATTTTTCGGCATAGGCTTCCTTTCTTGTCGGCAAATCCCATAATCCCTTGCTTTCAAGTATATACAGCCTGTATGTGGCATACAAATCCTTTGCCGTATCGCTTCCTTTCTTTATAAAATATTTAGATATAGCCATTCGTGTACATTGTTTATTAGTGCAAAAATAACAAAAATAGTCTTAGAAACCATCTAGTTTTAAAAAATAATTTTCTATATTTGCATCACAATCGGTGCTTTGGATGAGTGGTTTAGTCAACGGTCTGCAAAACCGACAACAGCGGTTCGATTCCGCTAAGCACCTCAAGTGATTGGATTTTTTTTTGTTCATAATCAAACTGGAACGCCCTGCCAACTGTGAAGCTAGCAGGGCGTTTGTTTTAGTCAATTATAACTTTTATCGCATTTCCGCCTGACCTTGGGGCAATGGAAACGACACTCAGAAGTGCTGTCTTTATCGCCATAGTTGCGGCAAGCTGCTGGGTGAGAACCTCCAACTGTGACTGCTGTATGGCTGTCATGTTCGTTCCTCCCGTTCCTGCCGAACCACCATTTAACGATACCAACTGACGGAGAAGATCGCTTTGTACAACCATTTCGTATCTCATCCCGTTAAGATACCCCAACGCTTGATTAAATGTATTCTCGTCAACTCCTGCAATGGCATTGGACAGACCTTCCGCATTTTCCTCCGTTTCAGTAAGCATACCACCAAGGGCGTTGTTTATCTCATTGACTACACCTCCGGCTTCCGCAAAGGCTGATTCCAATGAACCCATTACATTTCCTAGTATTATAAGTTCATCCTTATCTATCTTGTTATTCGCAAACATACCACCTTTGCCGTCTGCTCCGAACAATGTGGTCTGTACCTGTTGCATTGCCTTTTCTATGTACTGTTGCTGTACCCAACTCTTAACAACATCTCTCATAACGTCTGCCACAGTGTCCTTATAAGCCTTTGCAGCATCCTCGCCTTTCAGCCATGCTTCAACAAGAGCATCACCTATCTGGCTAGCCCAGTCTTTCAAGTCAATGCTGTACAATTTACTTGCAAGAGTTTCTGTATAATATCTTATCTCATACTCTAATTCTTTTATGGTCTGTTTGTATCCTTCTACCTTTTCCCTGTCGGACTTTTTCTTATCTTCTTCGGCAGCAAGAATATCCTTTTGAATCTGCAACTGTTCTTTTAAGTTGGAAACCTGTTGGGATGTCACCTCATCAAGTCTTGCCGGGTCTATAATGTGCTCAAATTCCTTTTCAAGCATATTATATATATTGGTCAACTTCTTTGATTCAAATTCAAGATCTTCTATATGCTTTTGGAGCCTTTTGTCATGCTGTCTGTTAAATGTAGCGATAACATCAAGAGGCATGGATATTGCCGAGCCTATCGCACCTGCAAGATCACCGCTTTTGAATGAATCCCATGATTTCTTCACGCCTTCATTCATAACTCCCATAGCTTCCGAGAACTGGTTCATTTCTCGCATAAATCCGCTCTCGGTATCCTTACCCATAGAATCCATGAGGTTGGACACGGATGCTATTATCTGCTGTATGGCTTTTATGGCATTGTATATGTTGGTTATGATAAAGTCGATAAGATTTACCGTCTGCAAAGCGTTCTGTGCGGCAGCCATCATTCCTTTACCAGTCTTGACAGCTTCCTGTCCGCTCTTATATCTTGATTCGGCTTCCGACTTGGCACTCAAAGCGGCATTGGCGGCTTCTTCATCACCATTCTTCATTGCGTCCTCATATGCCTTGGAAGCATTTTTGATGTCAGCCATAGCCTGTTGCATATCATTCATACCTGCCATCATCTTTGACTTTCCAGCATCATATCTCTTGTTGTACAGACCTTCAATACCATCTTTCATGTATGTTTGCAAGTCAGACTGATTGTTCTTCATCATCTTCTCTATCTGCTTGTCCACACGTTCAAGTTCCTTCATGTATTCCTTTGCACTGATAGCACCAGATCTGAATGCACTATTAAGCATTTCCCTTGTCTTGTCAGCTACAGTATTTGCAGCTTCCATAGACATTGCTTCCACCGCACCGAAGAAGTTTTGATAGTCGGTAGTCAACTTAAACAAGTCCATCTCTTCGCTTTTCTGCAATGCGGAAGTCAAGGATGTATTACCCATTCCTTCTGCGGTTGCGATCTTTTTACGGTACTTTTCTCTGATAATATCCACCTGGGTATAATAATCTCCATATTCAGCCAAATCATTAGCATATTGTCTAGCCATCTCACCGAAATAGCCTTTCCATGCGTCAATCATACCTTGGATAACTTGTTTCTGTTCATCACCTATATTCTTATTCCCCTTAATAGCCTCCTGTACCTGATTGATATACTGGTTCATTGAGGTGAATGAAGATGTATCGGGCACGACAGAAACGCCAAGGTCAAGATTCATTCCTGCCAATGCGGATTGCAAATTGTTATATATACCTGCTGCAAAACTTTCAGCCATGGTAGATGTGTCACCGCTGAATTGAACGGCAAGGTCTAAGGCAAGGTCTGAATCACCCGTTATCCCAAGTATGTCACTGTAAAAGTCATACTTGTTCTTGTATCTGTCAAACTCATCCGTAATCCTCTTCATCACCTTCTTGGCTGCATCAACATAAATTTCAGAGGACAATTCGGCTGCTTTCCTTGCATTTTTAACAGCATCCTGTGGAACACGTGTTTCCAATTCCTTTGTAGCCTTGTTGTAATTGTCAACAATAGCCTGTTTGTCATATACAATATCCACGCCAAGTTTTAACGCCTGTGAACCGTAGATGGCTTCAATCTGCTTTTTGGCTTCTTCCTTGCCTATGTTAATGCTCAAATCCTTGAACTTGGAATAGGCGGATTCAAGCAATGACAACCTGTTTTTCCAAAGGTCAGCAAGAGGGTCTCTTTTTTGTGCTTCCTTCTTCTGCTTTTCCAGTTCAAGGTTGAATTGTTTTGCCGTTCCCGTAGCCTTTGACATCGCTTCGTTGGCAGCGTTAAACTCGCTTATTATTTGCCTTAATGTTTCAAGTTCTTCGGGATCTACCAATCCTGTCAGTTCGTATTTATCACCTACTTTTTTCAGTTTACCTTCTTTGGAAAATTTGTCAATAGTTTTCTGATAGTTTTCTATTGTACTCTTTGAATCTTTATATTCCTTTTTTACGGCATTGAAAAAATCCTCTACAGTCTTTACATCTGACGTTTTGATTGTTATGGTCCACGCTTTCCCTGTAATCTCGTCAAGTGATTTTTTCCATCCTGTCAAACCTGCTTGCGCTTCCCTATCATCAAGTTCAAATTGAATATGCCATCTTTCTTTTGCTAGTTCGTTCAATTTCTTTCTGGCATTTTCCCCTAATTCATTAGCTACTGCAAACTCATCGAGATGTATCTTTAATTGTTTCTGTTGCTCATCAGTAAGGTTTTTTACATCTATATTGCCAAATACATCTTTAAGTTTTTTCTCAGTATATTTTGCAAATGAATTAAAGGATGATTCAAGTTTTTTTACTTCATCTGTGATGCCCATCCTTAACTTCTCATATTCCTTCAACAATTCCTCACTGTCAAAATGGGCTTTGTTCTTGAATATTTCAAATGTCCGTGCATCTCCTGACGTTTCAGCCAAAGAACGTATCTTCTCTACAATAGTAGCCGCCGAAGCCCCTTTGTTTATCAGTTCGGTAAGTTCGTTTCTCCATTCCTTAGTACCCTTACCCATATTTATAATCTCCTTGGATGCCTGTACTATCTGCCCACGAAACTCTTCTATATCCTTACTTGCCGAAGTGAGTTTTACAGACGATTTCTCGTAATCTTTAAGCATATCAGAGAATGAATCGCCAAATACGCCCGTAGATGTTGCCTTATCCGCCTTGAACATTATATCCGCATTTTCAGCAGCACGTTTATAAACCTGCTCTAGTTCCGATGCTGACTTTTGCAGATATTCCACACGAGATCTCTGATCATCTATTTTCTTACTGTTTTGTACTATATATTGCCCCATATTGCCATATTTAGACAATATTCCAGTCAGTGTTTCTTCATACGTCTGCAACTGTTTCGTGTCAAGCTGTTCAAGGTTTTCCGGGGTGAGTTTATCGAAGTTTATCTTGTCAAGGTCTTTTTGCAAATCACTGTATGATTCACGGAAAGACTTTGCACTATCCTTTATCTTCTGATTGAACTCTTCCGAACGTGCAGACATAATATGAAACGCTTCCGCTACAAGTCCTGCAACAGTAAGTATCGTCATGAGCGGATTAGCCTTTATCGTAAGCCACAATGTTTTCAATGAATTTGTCAAACCGAATGTTGCCAGTTTGAATCTGTTCATCAACATTGTCGTTTTTGTCATAGACAACATTCTTGCAGCTTCCGCACCCGTCAGTTTAAGTTCGGTGACAAGAAGATGCCGTTCAGCCTGTGTCAGCATATTCGTGGCAAGAATACGTTTTGCCATCTCTGCTGACATCTTTCCCGAATTAACGGCAGCAACTATCTCTACGGCAGACAGTTTTGACGCTGTCGCTATCTTCCACCTCTCGGCAGTAGTGAGCGTTCTGTACATTGCAGCCTGTTTAAGCAACTGGGCTTCCCGTAATTTCTCAGCCTTAATAGCATTAGTTGTTGCGACAACTTCTTTTCCTAGCATGGCTGTTCTAGCCAACTGCAATCCTTTCAATGCGGCATATCCTACAGCAACACCCTCTATTGCTTTGGAGAAATATCTCCAGTTGTTCATCGCATCGGTTATGCTTCCAACAATTCCTTTCAGAACGGAATCATTCGCCTCGCCTATGTCATTCATCATAATCTTGTATGAATCGGCAAGGTTACTTACCATACCTTTCAAAGATGCAGCTTGTATTTCCTGCATTTTGTAGAACATACCACCATCTTCCGTCATTGTGGTAAACATCTCCCGAATATACTCAAAAGGAATCTGACGTGTTGATATGGCGTTGAACACATCATCAGTAGTTTGAGCCACGCCTCTTACTTCTTCCAGTTTTTTTCTTAATGCGTCCAATGCAGGAATACCAGCTTCTGTCAACTGACGTAATTCCTGTCCCCTTAACACACCTGCGCTTCTTATCTGTCCATAAGCTAGAATAATACGCCCCATATCAACACCAAGACCTGCGGAAACGTCCGCAAGGCTTTTCATTGTACCGTACAATTCATTGACAGGTATCTGGAATGCTGCAAGCTGTTTGGTATATCCAACCAAATCACTGAACTGGAAAGGAGATATTACAGCAAGCCCCTTAATCTGACTGAATATCTGGTCAGCCCGTCTTGCATCCTGTATAATGGCACGTAAAGATACCTGTTGCAGCTCGAACTCCCCACGAATGGAAACAAGTTCCTGAAACATATCTCTGAAAAAGTAGAATCCGGCATAAGTCTTTATCGTATTGACAAACTCACGCATCATTCTGCTCTGCTTTGTCAGTTCCTCGGTAAATTCCTTTGAACTTGCGGCATTTTTCTGATTGGTCTGCTGCATCTTTGTTCCATAGGATGTAGCTTCGTTTACAAACTTGTTGTGTTCCTGTATCTTCCTGTTGAGAAGAGTAAGGGTACGGTTATAGTTTGCGTCAGTCGTATTAAGCGCATTACGCCTGTTCGTTAATTCAGAAATAAGATTGTTAGCCTGATTGATAGACGTAGGATTGATGCTCAACAATTCATTCGTTGATGTTTTTCTTAAAGATGATTGCAACTTCTCCAATCTGCCTTGCAATTTCTGAATAAGAGCGTCAGCCTTTGTTATCTGATTGCTGTTTAAAGGAACTTCAACCTTAAATTTATTCAATAGTTCAAGGCGTTTCTGTATAGCGGCAATCTTCCTGTTCAAGTCCTCAGCACTTCCCTCTGGCATACCAAGGGCAAGTCCAGACTGACCAGAAAGGTATTGTAGATACTTCTGATTGGTCTGCTGCATCTTCTTACTCGCCTGTTCCTGCTTTGATGCTTGTCTATCCATCTCCTTTGTCCGTGCAATCTCCATCTCGTATTGCTGGCGTAGAAGGTTAAGTTCTCTTTCATCGGAAATGGACAATTTAGGCGCACTGTTAGCAGTAAGGGAATATGCGGTTTTCAATCTGTTCAATTCAGTCACAAGATCATCTATCACTTTCTTCTGACTTTCAAGATTGGCTTTTCTTGTAGCCATCCCCTTATCTCCGCCTGCATTGCCTAGGTTACGGTAAGTCTTTTCCAGCTTGTCATACTCTCTTGTCGCTTCGACAATCTTGTTTGACAACCCTTCCATCTGAACAAGTATATCCATTTTCTTGTTCGACTTTCCTTTCCCTACCTTGGACGCGTTTTCATTCGCTTTATTTATCTTATCTACAACCTCGCTAAGTTCTGCATTCATTTTGCCTATATCGGTCAACATAGGCTTGAAGGACATCTCCTGGTTAAAGGTGTCCTGCAACTTCTTCTGTATATCCTTTATCTGTTTGTCAAGACCGGAATCATCTAGCCCAATCTTAAACTTTAATGCTCCTAAATCAACATCAGCCATAGTTATTGTTTTTTTAATTATTGCAAAAATAGCAAAAATAAGCACAAGAGCATGATTTACAACAAACAAAAATCCATTAATATTTTTTAACATATTTAAAATGGTATATAAAAACGATTATGTTATCTTTGCAATAAAATAATTTTTTAACTATGGCTATAGAAGAAAACAAAGTAACACTCGTTGGCGTAAATTCAGCCAGCGTAACATTCAGCAATGGAGCTAATGTGGAAAAACAATACAAGGTAAATGCGAATGTAAACGTATCAAACGGCAAAACAATTGATTCATTTGATGGTGGAGAGGTGAAATCATTGGATTCAGAAAACCAACTCGCCACATTCTATTTTAACCAAAACGGTGGTATCGCAATCAACTACAACGACCATCCCGACTTGGAAGCACAAATAGCTATCATTACTATCATCAACTCTTTCGTAACCGATGTGACAAAATATATCAATACGAAAGGAATCTCATCAGTTTCAATTTAAAACAGCAATAAGAAATGACGAACCAAGAAATGTTTTTAAAGAGATTAACTCTCTTGAATATTCCTCTATCGCTAGAAGGAAAGGAACTTCCATCAGAACTGAAAGCAAAAATCATGCTTATGCGTGTCGCTTATGACAAAGCCGCAAAAGCATTCGATGATGATATGCAGCAGGTTCTTAAAGAGATAAAGAAGGAAGGATATGACGAGCGCGCACAGAAAATCAATCACATGAAAGAGATTGACGGAAAGGAAGATGCAACAAAAGAGGAAAAGAAAGAAGCAGATGAAATCAGAAAGACCGAAGAAGATTTCAACAAGGAAACAGAAGAGCTGAATAAGGCATACTCCGAAGCATACCAAGAGAAAATGAAAGAGGAATGTGATATGAAGCCTAGATACTTCGCCTTTGAAGGATTCGCTAAAATCATTGAACTTATTGGTACTGACGGTGCAATTAAAGTGAAATGGAACTCTCCCGAAGCATTGGAAATACCGAAGGAGGAATTTATCTCGCTTATCGCAACAAATCTTGTCGATGAATAAGCCGTTTTCTATATTGCTATTTTTTTTGTTACTGTCGTGTTCTTGTTCACGCAAGCTACTTCCATCTTCGACAAATACAACTATAGTAGATCACAACACGACAGTAACGGAAAGAGTAGTATGGCAATCAAAAATAATAACTCTTCCAACAGAACACATACAACATACAACATTTGAAGATAGTTCACACTTGGAAACATCATTAGCCGTATCAGACGCTAAAATAATGTCGGATGGCAGGCTTTTTCATAGTTTGAAAAACAAGAAAGACTTTTTACAAGACAGTATTCCATCCTTGGACAAAGAAACGGTAGTGACGAAAGATTCGATAATAACCGTAGAGAAAATTGTAGAAGTAAAGGTAGAAAAGGAATTGTCTAAATGGCAAAAAATACTAATCAATCTTGGATACATAGGTATCGGTTTCATATTGTTTTCAGGTTACAAAATAGTCCGAAAGTTCGTGTAACTTTCGGACTATTTTATTTATCTACTGAACTAGGTGCTGGACCACTATCCTTTTTCATCCGAAGAATCACAGGATCGGTAATGTTATGGTAATACCCGTCTGTATGCTTATACACGATAGATAATTATATACAATTAATTATACAATTATATAAATACCTAACAATTTTTGTTTCTACATACCGCTGGATTTTATAAATATAGCTCTCATGCTTAAATTTGTCCATTGATTTTGCCCAGATTGTTGTGCTTGTAGGTTAATGCGCACCATTTTGGATGTACCTGTAACAAAATCTTCAAAGGCAGATCCAACGGTTACATAAACAGTCTTAGTTTCTTTACCAGAAAGTATTATGTCTGATGTCATAGGATTCATGTCTATTCCTGTAACAAACTCAGCATTATAATATCTAGATACAGAATCGCTTCCACCTGAATTAAGAGTACCGTTAACTTCTATACGAAATCTATATTGTTTGGTTATGTTAGTATTCCCCTCTCTTTTATTAGTAACCGTAAACTTAAATAAAATATTTGAATATTTAGTATAGATATCAAACGGGTTACTAGGATTTATGCCAGCAGTAAGATCATGCCAATTCATTTGACCATAATATGCAATACCGTTAAGAAGAGCAGATATTAAAGGTTCATTTACTATTCTAAATATCATAACAGGATAATTGTCATTATCCCAAGGAATAGGAACGCTCATAGGATATGATTCATCTCGTAGGTAAAAAAGTGCATAAATATTTCTCCCAATATCAGATTCAGAAAATCTAAATTCTATTTGAGTACCCATTCCTCCGTTTTCAATAGGCGTACTAGCCAAAATAGTTCTTATAACAGCAGGAACAGGCACAGTAGTAAGCGGATTTTGATAATACAAATCAACAGCTAATTTAAGTTTAGAAACTGTATGGCTTAACGCATAATCCAAATCACTAAGGACTATACTATTGTCTGAAACTTTCGTATAACGTACTTGATATAAATATACCGTCTGAGCTTGATAATTTACTGTAACAACATCATCTTTAATTACGCGCGTCCTTAAAAACGTTTCCGCATTATGATAATACCCATCAAAATCCAATATCCTAAATGGTTCGCTATTTCCACCTCTTGGAGGCTCATATTCATAAGATGTATTATTTTTGTAACTAGACAATACATCCCCATTGACATTTACGTTCAACCCGCAATTAGCATTATTATCACCTTTCCACCAAGTATCTAATTTTGAGTTTATAGCCACATCAGCATATCTTACAGGCTTTTTCTTACTCCATTTATTTATTTTCCCGTGGGTGTTTGCACAAGCATACCCTAAATCATAACCATCACTAGTAGGACCGATGCCAAGAGTAGGATATACATCACTATCCAACCCTACAGGTGCGGTGATTTTACCGTTAGAGTGACCCATAGACTACACCTCCACAAATTTATTGCAGACGATATTGCCGCCCATTGTCAAACTACCCGTCACACGTACATCACCATCAATAATGATAGCTTGTGACAAATCAAACTCTTTTGGTAAATCACTACCATCTAAGGCTATTATCTCATAAAGCCCCTCTGTCGGGCTAAAGCCCCTCTGTCGGGCTAAAGCCCCTCTGTGCTCCCTCGCTTCGCTTCGGTCGCACACCAAATTTCCGTTTACAAACAAATTAATCTTCATAAATATTGTTTTTTAAATATTTCGTAACACTATTCATTACGCACCCAACACACCAATCTAAAAGGTATGCAAAGTGCTCATCCTGCCCATTTTTATACCCCATTGATATACCACAATAATCAAATAGATTACATACAAAATGAGATGATTCATGGCAAACAGTCCTTATTCCTAATCCATCTCTTGACAGCCATATCAACACTCCTAAATGTCTTGTTTTCCTTTCCCTAACCATTAGCGTCATTGCATCGCAGTCACTAAATAAATCCTGATTTATATCAAAATCAGTGGAAAATTTTTTCTTCACATTTTCCCGTTGGTCATCTCCCACTGCAACATACAGTTTAAGAGGATATACTTTAGGATCGTATTTTGTTATCATCGCAAAATGTCTTTTAGTAATATGTCTGGATGCTCTTCTTTAGGTTTAGATTCTTTGAATCTATATATAAAGCCACTTGCATCCTTGTTAGCTTCCTTATATAAATCTTCTGTAAGAGAAGCCTTGTACAACTTAACTTTCTCTTCAAAATGATAATCAAGTTTAGGCTGGTCCATTATTACTGCCTGTATATAACTCCATGAATATTTCCATAGCAAAGCCCAGTCCTTGATTATCATCAATCCTCCGAATAGCCTTAAATCCCCTCTGAATTGGGGGAAATCTTTTTGGATAGATCCTCGTGAGCCGATTTTGCATCGAGAGATAATTTCATGGCATCCTTCTTGCTTAATGTCGCTGTCGTATCTATCAAGAACGCTAAACGGATTGTATTTGTAAAAAAATCACTTACATTAGCCCCCTCCACGATGGCTTCTATCAACGGAGTTAGTTCCTTATGGTCATAGTGCCTGCTTAACCACCAAGCGTATATACGTCTTGCAAAAGGAATTATCTCAAAAAACCAATAGTTATTCAATACTCCTGCCGCTGCAACTTTGTACGGAATAGATGCGTCATTTTTCATAATTGCAATCATTTCCTTTTTTGCTGTATCTGGATTGATAATATCACGTATCAGCAGCTTATCCACAATATAGTCATATGCACCCAGTCTAAGACCACGCACCTTGAATTTCTTATTGCCAACCATAACCTCTTTGTATTTATGAGTGGCAAACTTCTGCATCTTTATCTGATCATCTAAGTCAGGTTGTTTCCAGTTGAATATTCCCATTTTTAAACTAACTTGAACGGTTTAATCATTAATTTTCCTTTCACATCTACCTTCGATATGTTCTTTGGCGTATTTGTATAAACGAACACCTTGGTATATTTAGACGATACAATATCAAGTTTGGCATCGTCAATCAAAGAAACGTGTACTATGCTGTTGTCAAGCGCAACAAGGCTAACATGGCTATTATCCTTGACATACATTTCTCCTATACCGAAATCGTTGAATGTGACAACACAATCACACGAACCATTAAAAATAGACCATTTAGGATTGCTTATGAAAAGATTGGTATCATCAACAAAGATATTAAACTTCTCCCTAACACCGGCAAACTCCTTCTTGATTATTTCATTTGACGGGAACCTGTTAAATAGGCAGAAGTCAATGCCTCTGATATATTTCTCGCATAATTCATATTTGTCCGGGTTTCCCCATCCATTTGTCCATTCCTTACACAGTCCAAGGCTTATAGCTTTTAGCTTTAATTTATCAGACAATTCTTTATCTGTCATGGTGTTAATTTTTACAGCAAAAATACAACAAAGGTTAATAAAAATCAAACACAATCAGTTAAAAAACAATAAAAGCCGGACGAAAACGCCCGGCTAATAATTCATCACCCGTCTACATCAAGCATCCACTCCCGAATTGTCAAGTTCGAGAACCATCATGGTTTTCAAATACTGAGTGTTAACTTCCAATGCTGTCACAGTAACGGAGAATCCAAGATATCCAGCGTTACTTGGAGCACCTGTGAAGCTGACAGCCCATGATGCCTTCGGGAAGAAGATCATACGGTCACCAGTACCGTTGATAATACCGATAGGACGTACAAACTGCTTGAATGAGCTTGCACCAAACGCTTTCAGTTTCTGAGAAGTTCCCTTACCGAAAGCATCAACAGTATCAGTTAAACTACTTAATTCCAACTCAGCCTTTGCTTCATTTCCTTGCGTAAAGAAAGCGAAAGCGGCTTTTGAAGTGGACATACCTGTAAAGGTAAATGCCATAGTACCCGGTGTGATATTCTGGAATACGGTAGCACCCTGCTCGTTCTTTGTTTCAGAAGTGTCAGCGTCAGTACCAGCGGATTCCGTAGTACCAGATTCAATATTGGGAAGAATCTTCGGATTCTTAAAACTTGAATATTGAGTTTCATCGGTAATCTCAATCGCATCAAATGTCAAAGCAGCCGACTGCCCGTTCAAGTAAGCAGGGCTGGTGTCTAAATTTACTCGTGCCATTCTATTTTCTGTATTTAAAAAGTTATTGTTAATTGTTGAGAGCGTATCTACCGATGCGCCTCCACTGTTTTTTCTCACGTTTTTCATGCAGCTAATCCTTTGAAATATCAACATTCAACAGGACGGACATATAATAGAACCCAACCCCGTCAAACATTGGTGGTAAAACATTAAATATCTCGAAATGAAGCTGCACAGTCTTTTGCGGGAACAGTTCTACCATTTTCTCACTCAACGCATCCATGACAGACGGATATACGTTCCCGGGCAATGCCCTTACAAACAGAGTAACCGTAGCCATTGTTTCGCCTTTCCCGAAGTGACCGTAAGGGCCGCTCTCGGTATTGCTGACAATTCTTGTATTGTTGTTTACGACAATAAAACTAGTTACCTTATCATCAACACTTGCAGGACGCTGCACCTTATATACATCGTCAGCAATCTTCTTGTCCAATACAATATTGTACAAGGTGGTATTTATTGTTGAAGGATTAAAGTAGCCCATAACTTCACTTAAAATATTTGTTTAACATATTAGCTGCAATTTTCTTAAAAACCACAGTATATTTACCCCCTTTTAAATCTGTCTTTGTCTTAATCCAAGAATCTGAAAGAACGTTCAACAGGTGATAGTTCTCAACATACTTGGCATAATACATGACAGCAGCGACAACCAGTTCATATTTTTCAGAACCATCGGATTTATAACTGTTGAAGAAATCTTCGGCAAGTTCACGCCCCCAATACTCGACATTGTTACGTTTCCTAGGCTCATTTGCAACTTTCGTTGCATTTGCCCACACAATCTTCTTTAGGACCCCATCTTTGTAAATGCCACATCCATAACTATCTTCAAGATTGAAAGTTTGGTTGGTAAAGCCCTCCAAGTCTTTTATATCATCCATGATATTCGTGGCGATATCTTCCATGAACTGCATGATAGAAGCATCCAAGGCAAGCTGGACATTACTACCAAACTCTTTCAATACTTTATCGTTGTTATTTGCCTGCATTTTTTGTACTTGTTTTTCTTGTTACTGGTTTACTCAGTTTCTCAATCTGCTTTTTTAGCAAATCTCGATCATCTTTAGCGCATTTCAGTTCTGTTTTAATATCATTCAGTTCATTGTAAAGCTCCTGTATCTTCTGATAAGCATCGTGGAGAGATTGCTGATAACTCAAAATTTCCTCTTGCGCCTTCTTCAACTGAGCACCCTGAATAGCAAACCCCTTTTCAAGATTGTCCAAGGTAGAAGAATCAATTTCAGTTTCCATCTTTTCCTTCTTCTGCTTAAACATTAACATTGAAGTTAGAAGGGTTATGCCATTTGTACCCAACAAAGCAAGTATTATTTCCGTCCAATTGATTGTCATAGTATTCTAGTTTTCTATTTGGTTAAAGTATATTACCGTACCAAATTCCATATTGTTAAATGGAGGTTTTTTTATCTCACGCCAACTATTACTGTTGTCTGAAAACGGATGGTTGAAATTCTGCCAATCCAACAGACACCCGGAAGGTATGGTTACATCGTTATCTTCTAGGTAGGCGGCATATTCGGATTTGTCAACATCATTCGTTTCCGAACCTGTATCCTTTTCCTGTATATTTGCCCTTCCTTCGTATATCATCTCCCAATACGGGGTGGTCTGATATTTATCCGAACTGTTCTTGTTCTGATAAATTCTCACCATATCAGGAAACATATCCTCACCTAAAATACTCTTTCCCATACTACCATCTTAATCTAGTTATTTCAACATCAGTTCCAACATCCAAATTCAAACCCCATTTGGCGTATAAATCCTTTGCGCGTTGCTCCAATCTTTTCTTGTCATTGATAGAAATAGTCTTGCTTGTGTCAGTAATTGACCAATTACCTGCCTTTTTCGTCTTTCCCTGTATGGTTGAAGGAGCAGTACAAACAATGAGCAACAAATCGGCATAAGCCAAATCCTTCTTCATTTCAGACGTTTCACGGCTGTCATCAGACAAACGGAATCCCCATTTCTGGGCAACACTGATATACGATGTGTTTTTCAACTCATAGTCAATCTGTGCTTTCAGATATTCACGCATAGACATATAAAAATATGCTTCCACCTTCATGTTACCCTTTGCTGTTATCTGAGGCGTAACCTGAATAGTGTACGGATTATCTGAAACTTTCAGCCTATCTTCCGGCTTCAATGTTTCATTGTCAGCAATAAGCCAATATCCGAACTCCACACTTTCTTCGGGAATAGCTTGGAGCGTGAGAGTATCTCCAATGAAATACTCCCCTGCGCCCTTTGCTGTGCCTTCTCCATTTATATCAATAATGACTTTCATGGTTCAACTTTTTACAATCCTGTATTTGACTGCTCGTCAACCTTCATGATGATAAGGTTGTTCGGATTCTTCATCACAGGACACGCCCACAATTCACCTGAACTCTTCTCAGCATACGGTTCAGAAGAATACTGATGCAAGAACGCGATACGTCCGCCTTCCAAAGAAGAAATACGTACAGCCGGGTTGGTATCCTGCAAATACATTGACGGTGAGTTCTTGATACGGAAGAACTGACCGCTCTGAACAAGAACAACGGTGTTCTTTTCAAAAGACGGTTCGGCTTCCTCAATCACGCCAAGTTTGTTCCATTTTGATTTTTCCTCAATAGGGATAATCACAGGAATAGAGAATACCTTCATCAGCACATCAACAATCTCCTGATTGTTCATAGGATAGATTGTAGTAGATGCTGCGGCAGGAACAAGACGAGCCTGTACTGCTGCTGTCACTTTCGGGTGTATCAGGAAGTTGTCATACAAATCCTTGGGCATTTCAAAGTGGTCGTATGGTACACCGTCATTGTCGGCAATCTTACACATTCTTTGAAGGTCTTTAATAGGATCTGCATTCTCGTTCGGTGTCCAGGCAGTATCGCTAAACCATTTCTGCTTCAACGCTTTCAACTTGTGTTTTGCAGGAACACGATAGTCAATCTGAACAGGAATTGAGTTGGTACCACTAGCTTTATAGTTAAGCATACCTGTAGAAAGAGCCTGATAAACCATACAGTTCAACTCGGTATGGAAACCTTGGATACATGCTTCCATCTTTGTGTACCACTTCTCACGGATCTTGTCAAGCAATGCACCTTGCGGAATGTCAAGTTCATAGAACTCCTGAATATCGGTTTCCATAAACTGAATGGCGTGACCCATCTTCGGAATACGGCCCGAATACCATTCAAATCCAGTAGTGTCCATAATAGGCTTTTCAGCCAAAGGAGCCAGCATTACAGGACGGGTAGCCTGTGTGTATTCGTCAACCATGACATTCCATGATTTACTCATCTGAGGAACATCCCAATCTCCGTAGCTTCTCCAGTTTTCGTTATCAAATTTCTGATTGGCATAATCCATAAGTTCCTGCATCTCCCCAGAAAAATGCCAATCATAGAAACTAAATGTCGATCTTTGCATAAAACAAAAAATTTTAATTAATTATACAATGTGTAACGGAAAACGCAAGGATATGATTCATCATCCTTCATCGCCTTTTTAATTGCCGGAGCTACTGGCGGAATACGTTTTTCCAAAATCTCACTTGTCACCATCCATGCACCGTTGAAAGGATAGAGAGTGGCACCGGGAATGGTGTCAACATCATAAGGCAGGATAGCATTAGGAATAACCTTGAATTTTGCGCTAGCACCAACCTGTGTAACTTCAACCAAAATATCGGTCAATTCCAATTCACCTGCATCCCCGGACAATGTAAGGATGTCATATTCGTCATGAGACGAATCAATAGCGTTAATGGTATAACCAGTTGTAGTACCTGCGGCAGTAGTAGGTGCTTTACCGACAACCATGCCAACCTTGGCAACTGTATTACCCATGATTTTTTCAACTTTTACCGTAGCACCAGAATCCGATTTCTCGTACATTCTGAATGAATAGTGAATGTCACCGCCATTCTGCTTTGAGGAATCACATTTAATCATGGTACCAGCCGGAAGTTTGTTCCCAACTGTAGGCATACGTTCTACTGGAACGTTACATCCTACCAACAGTACGTGCAAAGACGTATCATTAGAAAAGATATGTCTTGCGCCACCAATCTTACTATAACTTGTTGCAAGAACTCCTGCTTTCATAATTAAAAAAACTATTTGTTAATTTTACTGTAATATCGGCTGACAATGTTGTTTTCCTTGTTAGCCTTATCTTCTTCTCTCTTTCTATCTATGAATGACTTTACATCGCTAGAACCACCCTTGTCAGAGATGAAAGGATTAATGCCATCCTTTGTGTATTTAGTACACGTTTCATTGTACTTTCCCTGTATTTTCAGAAGAATGCTTGTATCTTCCTCTTCGGGCGAAATCTGAATGTTCTCAAAAATGATGTTGCGCAACAACTCGTTAGGCATACCCGCTTCCGGGCGTTTAATCAAATCAGACAGCTTCTTGCGCTTTTCAGTTACAATCTGCTTCTGCTTTTCCTCCTGCTCTTTAGCTTCAAACTCTTTCTTGAACTTTTCAAACTCTTCAAGTTTAGCCTTAACATCATCGGGCAACTCAAACGGTTTCGGTTCGGGTGCTGGTGTCGGTGTAGGTTGTGGTTGCGGTGCTGGTGTCGGTTGTGGTGCAGGATGTGATTTTTCCCATTCCTTTTTCAAGTTGGATATTTCCTGTTCCTTGATTGTATCCCACTCTTTGCGCTTATCAGACGCAAACGCTCTTACCTGACCTGCCACTGTGTTCTTTAAATGATTTACAACACTTTCATTCCAGAACTTTTCCGCATTTTCCTGCGGTGCGAACGCTGAGAACTCATTGATTGTCTGTTCGATTGTACGATCTGTAATAACGGAGCTACTTTCTCCCAACGCATTCTTGATACCTTCAAAAATGACTTTTACATTTTCATCCATATACTATTTGTTTTTTATATGATTCATGCACAAGACCTTTGTGCATAGTAAGTACCTCTTACCGATGCAAATGTAGTTAAAATTTGTGTATAAGCAAAAAAATATTTAAAAAAATATTATATTTGCGAATCATTATAATACAATGGAAGAAATTGATTTAAAATACAGAGGATTAAAGACTAAGGATGTTGTCAAATCGTTAAAACGATATGGCAAAAGGGGAATTATACCATATAAAAGCCTTGATTTCGTCCAAAAATATATAGAGGACAGAAGAAGCAAGGGGTACAAGGTAAATTTGCTTGCCCCACAGAAAGGTTCGCAGGAAGCATTTTTAAGGAACAAGGCAGGGATAAAGATACTTCACGGGAATCGTGGGGGAGGAAAATCCGTATGCCTTGGGATGGATATACTGAGTTCATGCAACCACCCGTCATTTTCCGCACTTGTTTTCCGTAAAGACAAGACATCCGCAGAAAAAGCGGATGGTATCTTGAAAGTGGTTTCAAAAATGGTTGAACCTTATGGAGAATATATAGACTCTAAACGTCTTTCAAGATTGGATGCAGGTGGAGAAATACGATACGATTATTTCGGAGATGCATGCATATCAGGAGAAAAGGGTATAAATGATTTTAAAGATAGACAACAAGGAGGTAATGTTGTTAAAGTAGTTGTAGACGAATGCTCACAGGCTACAGAACCGATTGTAAACTATCTTCAAACAGTATTGCGTTCCTCCTCTGGACTTAGGACAAGTTTCTCAGGAGCTTGTAATCCAAACCCGTATAGTGACTATTGGAGAGAATTGGTATCATGGTGGGTAGATGATGATGGGATAGCTATACCAGAACGTTCAGGTAAAGTAAGATATTTTTTTCAATATGGAGACACAATACATGAAACAGCATGGGGTGACAGCCCACAGGAAGTATTTGCTCAAGCAAAAGATTATATTATCGCAAGATTCGGTAAAAATACCAAAATTGATGAAACAAACTGCAAAAGATACATCAAAAATATAACCTTTATAGCTTCCGGACTTGAGGATAACAAGATTCTCATGAGTTCCAATCCTGATTATCAGAAAAATCTTGGAGGTACAGCCCAGGAAGTATCCATAAATGCATTGGGATCATGGAAACTGATAAAAGGAGGGAACGAATGGATAACGAGAGACGAGATGGAGGAAATGTTCTCATCGCAGCCCGTGTTTGACGATTACTTTGAATGTGCTACACTGGATATAGCATACGGTCTTGGTGACGTTTGTGTAATGGGGCACTTCATAGGACATCACTTACAAGACCTGGAATGGTCAAACACATTAAAGCCAAGGGATTTAAACCGATGGGTAAGAAACAATCTACGGAAATGGGGAATCGGTGAAAACAGACTGGCATTTGACGGTCTTGGAGCACCTACATTCCGTGACGCATTTCCCGAAAGCCTGGCAATACTTAGAGGTGTTCCGAAAAGACTAGACAAAAGCAAGGATGATCAACCTGTAAGATTCTATTTCGATCTAAGGGCACAGCTTGCAGATGAAATGGTAACACGTATAAAAGGAACAAACTTAGGATATTGCGGATTCAGCATAAACCCGGAACTTCTCGACAAACCGTATGTAAACAAAACAATACGGGAAGCGTTGATGGACCAGAGAAGAGCAATAAGACGTGACGTGGAAAGGGAAAACGGGAAACTAAGACTTCTGAAAAAGCAGGAAGCAAAAAAGATTGTAGGATGCTCACCCGACTTGATAGAAGGAACATTTTTATACAGGACATATTTTGATATATGCGATGTAATGATTGACATACCTAACGATATAATGGATGAATTAAAATATTTATAACACCTATGGAAATTTTAAAATTAGACGTTTTATTACGAAAAGAACCTTTCAAAGTGGCACTTCCGTCAAGAGGTGACGATGGGAGAGGTGGAGGAACAAAGAAAAAGCCAAGACGCTCCACTTTGATATACAAATATCTGTCACAGGATGACTTTCTAGCACAATGGGATACATCAGGACACTATATACACAACAGACCCGACTGGAAAGACAGTATACCGTCAGACGAGGATGCCACATCATCGGATGATGAAAGCGCGAATGTAGGTGCTCAGAAAAGAAAAAAGAAATCGGCATCAACTCCCTACGTTCTACAAAGACGAGCATTTCCTCTTCAAAGGATGATACACAAGAAAAGGGTATCACACCTATGCACCAATCCTCTTAAATTCCAGATAAAGAAAAGCGCGTCAAACCAGCAGAACAGGGATAAGCTGACAACATACAAGGAATACTGGACTGATTCTCTCATGGAAACAGCCAAGTTTGAACTTATAAGCGAAGCCGGAAAGGTAGGGGATGCTGCCATATATATATATAAGGATAAGGACGAGATAAAATACAGGTCTTTCAGCTACTCAAAAGGAGATATACTGTATGAACATAAAAACAGAAGAGGGGAAAGAATAGCTTTCGCAAGGGAATATACAACCACATATATCTCGGCTGATGGAGAAGAGCATACAGACACACTTGTCGATGTATGGACTAAAGATGAGTTTTACACGCTTGATTCCAACGGAGATATAGCAACGGATATTGACGAAAACGGAAATATCATACAACTGCATCAATTCCATAACCTGGGATTTATACCTGTAGTATATCTACGTCTTGAACTTCCATTTTGGGGGGCAGTACAGGACTTGATAGACGATTTCGAGTTCCTAATGTCAATGATAGGAGAATACAACACACGACAGGCATTCCAAATGCTACTTATCAAGACAAACGGAAGAATAAACATTCAAAGAAACGGATTGGGAGGAACTTCTATTTTACGTGTAGGAGCAGAAGATGATGCACAGTTCATGGGTAAAATGGACGCTTCAAATTCACTATTCACCGAAATAGACAACATATACAACGGAATACTTGACGGAAGCGGTGTCGTTCCTCCAATGCAATCATCGTCAGGTGACAGACCTACTGGAACAACGGCAATGTATTATGAGCCGGAAATGGAATGGGCGAGAAGTGATGCACAAATGATGAACACAGCCATAAATGACATGGCCAATATATTCAAATACTATGTAGGAGTAATGGAAGGTGACGCAACAGGTTATAACGCTCTAAGAATAAACGCTACCATAGAACCATACTCATACATAGATTTCTCCGAATGGAACAATACACTCGTTCAGCTTGTGAACTCCCGAATAATATCATTACAGACAGCAAGAGAGGAAAGTGATTTCTCAGCAAATAACGAAGATGATAGAATGGACGAACAAGACAGAAGATTAAACGATATGGAAGCTAGAGTTATAGAGGAAAATAATGAAAACAATGAAAACAATGATAACAACGATAACAGCTAAACTATGGGAAAATTTATAAACTTACTAAGAAAAATAAGAAGGGCATTGGACTATATATGCCTTAACAATTTAAGAGTTGACGGAATGGAACACCTCATTGCAGGAATACTTTTAGTAAGCGTGGCGCAATGGTTTTTCTCCGTATGGACAGCAATAGCACTAACCTTATTCCTCCTTGTAGGGAAAGAAATCGTCTACGATAAGTGGCTTAGACAAGGAGTGCCCGAATGGAGAGATGTATTCTGGGGAGCAGTAGGTATGGTGCTTGGATTGATGTAGAAAAAAACACCACAAAGTTTTTATATATCAAAAATTATTATTGACTTTGTGGTGTCTAAACTTAATAGCGGCACGAGCCGCATACATCGGCTTTTTTTGTGCCCATATATAACGTGTATATCATTACAAAATATATACTGCACCGTGTCGGGATGTAGAAATACTCTCGGAGTTTTGCTATTAAGACTTAGACAACACGTAGTGCAGTTTTTTTATTGTCTAAAATAATAGCTATGTTAGAATTAATCTTATCTAAAAAGAGTAGCGAAAGCGAAATCAAATCGTATTTCAACGCAGTTCTTGAATTGTCAAAGTCTGACAATGAGTTCCCAATCAATCTTGATGAAGTATGGATGCTTGTTTATGGCAGGAAAGAGGAAGCTGTAAGAGCACTAACTTCAAGTGAACAATTTATAGAAAATATTGATTATCAAGTTTTACGCAAAAATGCGGAATAGCCTTCAAAAAAATATTGTTTTCGTTTGGTAGTATGGAAAGTTTGCGTAACTTTGTACCGTTCACAGATGACGATTGCATTCGTTACGTTAAGCAAGCGGTTAAGTTGCTCATATCATACATGGTTTTTTTTATGCCCTTATTGGATATTGGCGGTTGCCTTTACGTAAGATTATAGTATTTGCTCTCGTAGCGAATGCGCCATCTGTGAACAGCGTAAAGTGCAACCGCTTTCTTTTTGATAAAGTTGCCACATATAATTTCTTATAATCTTAAATGTTCACAGATTATGGCAGAATTAGTATTTCAAAACAACAACGGCAACGATGTGACTACTTCGTTACTTGTTGCGGAAGTGTTCGGGAAAGAACATAGTAAAGTAGTCAGAGACATTGAAAGTCTTTCATGCTCAGCGAGTTTTAATGCCGCCAATTTTGGCGTTATTACCTACATCGATAGTAGAAATCGAGAACAGACCGCTTATGAAATGACAAAGGACGGTTTTAGTTTCCTTGTCATGGGCTACACTGGGGCAAAAGCCGGAGAGTTCAAGGAAAGATTCATCAATGAGTTCAACAGACGGGAAGCCCTACTAAAGGATGATGATTACATCTTGATGCGCTCCCAGCAGATTCTACAGAAACGTATAGAGATTGCGGAGGAAAAGATTAAGTATCTTGAACAGCAAAATTCCAAGCTCCAGCCGAAAGCCGACTTCGCCGACAAAGCCTTTGCAATGGAAGGCAAGTGCGATATAGGACAGGCGGCAAAGATACTTGGATTGCCTTTTGGGAGAAACTCTTTGTTCAAGAAACTTCGTGAAGCAGGAGTATTCTTTGCTAACAGGAACGAACCAAAACAGAAGTATATTGATGCTGGGTATTTCGAGATGAAAGAAAAGCCTATTCCAAGAGAGAATCACCAGGTTTTGTTGTGATGGTTGTTCTATGCACACAAAAAGGTCTTGCATATATCAATCACCTATTTGGCGGGAAACCGTCTGATGGAAAATTAGCGAGAATAGTATAGCACTATACATCTGTTATTACTAAAAAACAAGGAGCGACAAAAACATCGCTCCTATATTTCCTTTAACGTATAATTGATCACTTTATCGTAACCCAAACCTGTTCACCACGCTTTATTGCATCGTCAATCAACTTGTTCAACTTGTCAGAAGTATAGCGTGATTCGGTAAGCCTGCCTTTTGATGTATTGTTGCCTACAAGGATACACCCGGCAGAATCCTTTGCTGTATTCCCAGCGTGAAAAAGAATACCCTCAAAATGAGGAACATTCAACAGTCTTGGCATATTACGCCCGAATTTTGGGGACCAGTTGTATATCACCTGGTATCTTCCATAAGGAATAGCAGATTCAGCATAAACTTTCTTCTCGTTTCCATCAAACACTCCGTTCTTATTCACGTCAACAACACGATCTTCAAGCGTATTACTGAAAAACTCACCATCAATATACAAACGCCCTATAGTATAATCAGGCTTACACCATTTTCTTTCTACTAATAGTTCCATGATATTTTATTTAGTTATACATTGCAAATATACAAAAAAGTATTATATTTGCAATGTAATAATTAGGCTAGTTGATATTTAGATGGGCATTAAGGAACAAATGAACACCATTATAAAGTATTCGGTAATTCATTTATGATAGCCGATAGTGGGCGTTGGTATCGCCCCGAACGAATTAACGTTCTAAAATGTATGTAAAAACATACATTAATACCTAAAACATTATATTTATCTTTGCCTTATCATAAAGCATCCGTTAATGGATATAGCTTAAATAGTTATTTTCATGCAAAAACTAAATTAGTATCACCCTTGGTAGAAGGGGTTGAGGACGTGGAGTGGTCGACAGTAGTCGGGGCGGTGAAGCGTCAATATGTACGTGTATAAACGTATATAAATACCTAAGCAAGAAATAGATTGGACCCTTTTTCTTGCTTTTTTTATGTGCAAACGCAAGCAATCATTGTTAATATTGATTAAAAAAATTGTACTACGTATACATGTATAATATATTTTTTGTTTCTTTGTATAACAATAAATGAACCATTACGATGTTTTTACTTTGGCAGCAGGCAGATGTGAATCTTCACTGTTGCCTTTTTTGTTACATCATACATAAACACATAATATATGATTTGTACAATGACACCCAATGAAATAAAACAATTCCGTAATTATATGCGTAAATGTATATCTATGAATTTTACGCTTGAAGAAAAAGAATGTATAATCAAGAAGAAAAAGGAGATAAAAGAAGCAGGAGAAGCTATAAGAAGAAACAATGGAGGGAAAAATCCAATACTAGGTTTCTGATTTATATTAATTTGTATGGTAAATTAAAGTCTAATACATACCTTTGCACTATGGACAACGAAAGAGAAATATTATCGAAACTTGACGCTATCATACAGAACCAAAAGGTTTTGTATGAGAATCAAATTGTAATCTTTCAAACTCTAGCATCAATCGGGCAAAAAGTTTACAGCCAAAGTGATTTCAAGAGTTTGATGATAAACATGGTAGCAAACGGTATAACAGAAAGAGTAGAAGCCAATGATCAACAAAGAAGAAACATCTAAGATTGCAGACTATTACTTCCAGGTAAAAAGACTTGCAAACGGTATAAAATCGTCAACCAGAGAGCGTGCGGAGAAGTTTTCTAAAGACCTTCTAGCCGTATTTCTTTTGGCAGGGGCTAAATCGTTTAAGTCAATATCAAAACTCCCGGATAGCCAAAAAGAAAAAGTGATGAAACTGACCAAAAAGTTCCGTGAGGATATATATAACGACATATACCAATATGTACTGGAAAGCAATAAACTGTCACTAGAACTAAACGATGATCTTGGATGGGAGTATATTTCAATGACGGACAACGGCATTAAGGAATATATGGAAAGGACATACGGTGGAGAAACGACAAAGCAGAGAATAAACACAAATACAAACAGATTCCGCGCTGTTGTTGAAGTATATCTTGCCAATACATTACTGTCCACAAAAACGAACAATATAGAGAAAATAACAGACGAGGTTCAAAAGAAGATATGGAACAACATATCATCACCATATAACGTATCATTTATTCCACCAAGCAAACAGAAACACTACGGTAGAGGATATGCTACAAACGGTATAAGCCAGTTGTATGTTATAGAACAGCAGATGATTTTAGGTATTTTCAATGAAGCAAATTACAACTCATGGAAAAACATTCCAAATTTCAAGGGATGGAGGACAGCAGTAACATCTAAGAACCCATGCCAGTTCTGCATTGACGAGCAATATAGAATACACACAGACAGACCTAAGCTGCCGTTCCATGCCCATTGCTTGTGTATATTATATCCAGTGTTTAAGAATTAAGCGAGAATTCCCGCTTTTGTTCATACATTCTTTTGGTTTTCTATATATTTTCTTACCGTTTCCTCGGATATATGACCAACAGATTCTACAAAATAGGATCGTGTCCATAGTGATGGTAATCGGCTACGCAGCCATGGAAACTCCTTTCGTAAGCAAACCGAAGAATAACCCTTCAACTGATTTATTACAAAATGAATGGCGTATGTAGATTTGCTTCGTATAAAAAGGTGAACATGGTCAGGCATGACCTCCATGTTTTCCAGGGTGATTCCCAGTTCGTCTGCTTTCTGCTGCAACAGAATTTTCAATCGTTCATCCACCCCGTTTAACAGTACTTTCCGCCTGTATTTAGGACAGAATACAACATGATATCCCAAATTGGAAACGCAATGTGCATTTGATGTGTATCTTTTTGCTAAAGTCATAAAAAAGTTTTTTTTCCACTTGCAAATATAAGAATAATATTATATATTTGCAATACAATTAATAACAAATAATCTATGCTGAGAGCCTACAAATATAGAATTTATCCGACAGACGAACAGAAGGTATTGCTTACCAAGACCTTCGGCTGCTGTCGCTTTGTCTATAACTGGGCACTAAAGCTAAAGATTGAAGTATATGAACATGAGAAAAAGTCCGTATCATACAAGACTGTTCAGGATATGATGGTTAACGAATTGAAGAAAGACAAACAATGGCTTAACGAAGTAAATTCACAAGCCCTTATTAATTCCATCCGCAATCTTGACACCGCCTTTAAGAACTTTTTCCGTGATACTCATGCAGTAGGCTTTCCTAAGTTAAAAAGCAAAAAGGACAGACAGAGTTTTCAGTGTCCCCAGCATTGCGTCGTGGATTTCGGCAAAGGAACAATAACCATACCGAAAGTAAAGGATATTCCTGCTGTGTTTCACCGCAAATTCAAGGGAATGGTCAAAACCGTCACTATCAGCATGACACCATCGAGAAAATACTTCGCTTCCGTATTGGTTGACACGGACATTGAAGAACTTCCGACAACACCGATACATGGCGATACGTGTTTGGGCATAGATTTGGGTATCAAATCACTTGCCGTATGTTCTGACGGGAAAATGTTTGACAACCCGAAAAACCTGCAACGAAGCCTTGACCGTTTGAAACTACTTCAAAAGCGGTTGAGCCGCAAAAAGAAAGGTTCTGCCAACCGAAACAAGGCACGCATCCGCGTAGCTAGGTTGCATGAACATATTGCCAATTGCCGTAAGGATAACCTTCACAAAATCACCTATGCACTGACGCACGACAGCCAAGTGCGTACCATCTGCATGGAGGATTTGAACGTGAAAGGAATGATGCAAAACCACCACTTGGCACAAGCAGTAGGTGACGCATCTTTCGGGATGTTTCTTACGCTGCTTAAATACAAATGCAGTTGGTATGGTGTGAACCTCATTAAGATAAACCGATTTGCCCCAAGTTCAAAGACTTGCGGAAAATGCGGTTATGTGTATAAAGGATTGAAACTTAGCGATCGCAGTTGGATCTGCCCAGAATGTGGCACACACCATGACCGTGACTTCAATGCAGCTTGCAATATAAAGGAATTTGGCTTAAAAGCCCTACCCACGGAGCGTGGGAAAGTTAAGCCTGTGGACTGTCCAACGGTGGATGACCGACCTCGTGTCCTAAAAAGCCGTGGCAGGAAGAAGCAGGAAGAAACTAACGCCTTTAGGCGTGAGTAGTTCACGAAGTTCTTTTTTTCTCAATCTTGTTTGAAATAGACCTTGTTTATCTTTTCCACAAACTTTCTATTTCTCCATTCTCTGTACATTTTGAATAAATTCTTCATGTATATAATGTTTAATTAGTTATAAATTCATAATAAATAAGGAGTGATTATAGGCTAAATAAAAAGGGGGCCTATAAAACGCTCCTTATTAAATCTATGCGTAAATTTAAGATCTAGGCAACAGTCCATAAGACAAATATTGCTTTAAGGATCTTCGACGGTGGCAAAATCACCACAAAGATAATAATTAATGCCTAAATTTATATATATTATGAGTTATTCTTTTTGCGAATTAAGCATTAAGATAAAAGTTCCTCTTTTATCTGTGGTGTCCGATTGTATATCATTGCCTAAAATCGGATGGAGGAAAACCCGAAATATGGCAAAAAAGATAAACCTCCATCCGCAAACAAAAACAAGAATTTGATCAATACAAGCAAAAATCACACATTTCGGACAGCATTGCAATGCTAAAAGGGTAAATCATCCCGTCTTTCAGGCTGGACAGGTGCAGGTGATGGAGCAGATGAAGGTGCTTGTGCTGGTTGCGGCATATCTATCTTAAAGCACCCAACTTCATTGTAATATTTACCCTGGTATTCTCTTGCTCTGATTTCAAGATGGGCAGTAATAGTATCACCCTCTTTCAATTGAAGATCACACAGGTTGCCCATTACATAAAAATACACCTCTTTGGTATACGTAGAACCAATTTCCTCAACGAGAAGATTTCTCTTTTGCCAAGGATTACCTGCCTTACTTGTACCAGTCTGTAACTGACCTACTTTCTTTACTTTACAATTTAATACTAAATCCATTTTTTTTATTTTTTATACTTATCTTCTTTAATCTTGTCCAATTCTCTCATTGCAGACAGCCTTCTTTTGTGAGCGTCCACTCTTATCCAGAAAACCTTCCAGCTAACTTCCTTGCCGTTAGTTGTGTTCTCTTTAAGTATCTTGCCACATTTTAAAATTTCGTTGACAAGATAATCATACCGTTCTTTATCATAGCAATATCTCATGCGACAAAAGTAATATTAAAAAATAAACTAATACAGAAAACGATATTAAAAATAGTTAATCAAATGGTTAATTCTTCCTCTTCCTCTTTCGACAATGCTTCCACGTCACCATCTTCACCTTTAGGGAAATACAGTTCGTCAAGATAATTGCTTGCTTCACTCTTGTCAGTGAAACTCTTTATAACACTTCCCCGTTTGCTAACGACACGGTAACTAATATTATCCTCTGCTACAACTTTGTAACAATTTAAATCATCCACATCTACGACATCGGGAGCATTATCATCAATACGCATCATGCTCAATATATGAGAATACTCATTCACCTTCACTGTACAGGAAAAAACATTAGGAACTGGTTCTACTATCAATCCGGCATTTATCAATGAATCAAAAACAGAACGTCTAGGTTTGTATTTCAGTTGCCTCCTTATAAACTTCAACGTTATCATATTATCTCCCCTCTGTGCGGATACAATACACAAACGTAATATCCGTAATGCGTCAATACTACATAGAGGTGAAAGGTACCTGTACAACTGGACAGGAGTAAATTTATGGAAATAATCAAATACTCCCTCTTCCTCTATTTCCCTTACACGCCTTTCCCTTTCTTTATTTCTTACCGTTAAATTAGTAGTTTTCCTTACAGACATAGACTATCCTTTCCATGTATCGTTTTCCTTTATCCATTTACGTTCATCATCACTAAGATCACCTGTTGATTCACGATGATACACACACTTGTTGCATAACCCTGCCTTGGCACGGACACACTTGTCGCAATCGTATGGAAAAAACGCTATGGTGGTCTTGTCATAGAAATCCTCACTGGCATCATCATCAGAAAGCCATCCTTTGAACTTTGCAAGCATATCAAGTGCACCTTTCACATCCTTAAAATCAGCAGTGTCTATATCAGAACGCTTTAGGAAACTTTCTATAAGGCTTATCGCATCTTCAAATTCAAGGTTATCCTTGTTTATCAAAGTCTTTGTCTTTTCCTTATTCTCACCTTCCAACACACGCCTCATGGATGGTGTCACATAATCGGAAGCAAGCATGGAAGATTTGGCATAATTGACAATCTGTGTTATTCTTGGAGAGTTCACCCATTGCTTGGCTTTCATAAGCAAAGAACGCTCTGACATACCCTCGTCAACAACGTGTGTAGCCTTGTAAAACAAGACAGGATTCGTATCTATGACATAAGCGGACGCAGCCCATAACTCCATCTCATTCGCATCATCAATATGCTTTGCTATATCAATCTTCTTCTGTTTTTCATCGTCAATAAGAAGATTGTTACTAAGGGGAAGTTTACCCCATCCTTTATTCAAACCCATTATCTTTCCTCCTTTATCCTAGACTTTATCTCCCTTACCCTCTCGTCAAGTTCAGAAGAATATTTTAAAAGATTGTATATGCTACTCCTGTCAATACATAGGAAATCAGAAATTTCAGACATACTTAAACCCATGTCACGCATGACACAGCACACAAGAGCACGGTTCATAACAATATCATGTTTTCTGCTTTTTCTGTTAACATCAGTATCGGAGAGTCCGCTTGCCGCTAGAACTCTCCTAAAAACCAAAGCGTTGTCAGCCTTTTTTCCCATTTTTCACATTATCCTTATCTACGATTAATTGCATTATATCAGCGTAACCAGCCAAATCAACCATATTGTCACGCTTTTTATGGAATCCCTGTCTGCATAGCTTTACAGCTATCTGTACAGCAACACAGTCATAAGGAGATAATTCCTTTCCAGTAATCAAAGAAGCCATCTTGGAAATGTTTTCAAAATTGGCTACAGCATCACCATAGTCAGACTGCCTGCTGTTGCTGCGGATATCCTTTGCCTCATCAAGAATACTTCTCTCTTTAACATGATCAACATAAGCAATACAATCCGAGAAAAGAATATACTCTTTACCCTGGTCATCCGCACAAAGAAACTTTTCACCATTCTCAAAACAGTATTTAACAGTGACAAATTCACCGAATACATTTGACTTGCTTACAGAATCTTCACCGTGAAGTGAAATGTATTTATCACGGTTTATAATTTTAACCTTGCTGTTCAATATAACTCCAATCATAACAAATCACCAACTTTTATGTTATCCGCATCCTTCTTATCAGAAAAGAAAATACGATCATACTTCGTTTCACCAAACTCAACAAACATGGCTAAGATAAAATACTTGTTCAGTACACTATCATAACCCTTGTCGTAAATTTTGTTTATCTTTTTTGTTTTCATCGTTTTTCACATTTAATATCCATACTGTCACCTCCCATCATCATCTTCAACGTACATGTATTGGACATCAGTTCAACAACCTCGTATCTTACATACTCACATCCATCAACATAACATGTAATGGTTTTACCAGATATATCATAAGTACCGTAACCATTTCCAAAATAGCCCCTTCCTACATAAGTACCATCCTGATTAAACTTAGCGTAAGTAGGTCTTATCATAGGATACCATCTACCATCCACTTTTACCTGAACAAGTTCCCATGTACCGATAATAGCATCCTTGTATTCATCATCCTTATCATTGGAACAACTACACAACCCCAATAATACTATTGAAGAAATAGCAAAAAATAATAAAAATTTCTTTCTCATTTGCCTAAATTATTTGTGGAACCAAAACCTCCATCGCCCCTATCCGTTGAATCAAGGCTTTCAACCTCAACAAATTCAACCTCAATATAATTACTGAAAAGAAGCTGAGCAATTCGCTCCTTGGCAGCAATATAGAAAGGCTCTTTCTCAAAACTCTTCACTATAACACCGATACAACCAGTATAGTCACAATCAATAACACCATCCAACACATCAGCGTCATGATGCTTCCCGTCAACGCCAATAATACCTTTCAGAGAAAATCCACTTCTCGGCTTGATAATAGCCTTCATATATGAAGGCATCTGAATGGCTATGCCAAGTTTAATCAGGTTACGACCTTTTCTTATCAACGTGTTATCAGGAACATACAAATCATACCCGGCAGCACCATCAGTTTTTTTTTCGGGAAGAACTGCATCCCGTCTTAATTTTACAAATTTTACTTTATCCATTTTTAACATCAGTGTTTAATCTAAATGCGGCTTCCCTAGCCTGATCCTTCGTTCTATACAACTCTATTTTTTCAAACATACGACCATCATCACAGTCATACGTACACAAGGTGACAGCCCACATATTACCACGTGGAGAATAGAAATACTTACCGTAATCCTTTCCCATCACCTTACCGTCAATCCTTATTTCTCCTTTATTAGCCATGTTACGCCTTATTTCCTCACCCCAAACTTTTTCCTAAACTCATCAATAGAGCACGCTATGCGCTGACCAAGATGGTCTACATACAAAACAGCATCTTTAATCATTCGGTCATTCTCACTAAGCATGTGGATAATGCTGTCAACAACACACTCTTTGCCGCTACCTAATTCAACATACTTATTACCCATGACAATGCAGTCTTTTTCCTTCAAAGGAACAATACGTTCAATCTTGCTTTCACGATATTTTTTCAATTTTTCAAAGAACTCACGGTGCATGACACGCTCGTTATCATCCATCACATGATAAAATTCACAGCAAATACCGTGAACATTATCCACTGTATTAATCTCATCAAGGTTGTCAATCACATTCTGCAATGCGTCAAAGAAATTCACATCATGCTCATCCAATACTTCTTCCATCATTCTGTCAATGGAAGCAATAGCCGCGTTCTTGAAATCAATATCGTCACAACGAAATCCCAAAGAGATATAATTACGCAAGGAAAGAAGGTTTTCCTTAAAATCAATTCCTATTCCAATATCCATTTCCTAAATTCTTTAATGTTAATACTCTTCAAATTATTAATAACAGCATCTCCGATATCATCGTTATGCTTCAATCCTAAAGACAGGCTAGGGAACTCCCACCATCTCGCCACACGTCCTTTGTCACCCCACAAAGATATAGCTTTATTATCAAAGTCGGGGAATAAAATAACATTTTTTGGCAATTTATTTCCAAGTTGGTTCATTCCGCCACAAGCTGTCCATATAAAACCGTTACCAAAAGCCATAGAAGCTATTATGGCGGTTTTTTCCGATTCAACCATACAAGTTATCGCATCGCTGCAATAATCCCCTAAAAACGGCTTAAAATAACCACGATAAGTAAACCCTTCTCCCGTAGTAAACTTCCTGAAAGCATGGGTTTCCTTCTTCCTGTGACCGTTCGCCCCATATCTTATCCTGTTGTCATGGCACACGTTACCATCCTTGTCGGAATACCAGAACACAGCGGATTCCCTTCCAAGACAGCCTACCTTATACCTTGAAAACACATCATTCACGGAATCAACACCGAAAACACCTGAAAGGTACTCGTACAGGTTATTACCCTTCCAATGACCGGCATCGCTAAGCCTGTCAACATACTTCACATCAACAAACTTTGATTCCTGTCTACCCGAATCATACTCCCTCTCGTAGAAATCCTTCAAACTCATCCTGCAACCTTCCGGGCTTGACAGAATCCTAAAAGCATCAGAAGCACTACTGCAACCGGGAAGATAAGACACGAGAAAGTCAAACAGGTTGACAGAATCACCGCCCTGCTCGGTAACGGTGATACTGCCCGACTTGTTCATATAGAAAACCAGCTTATCCTTCCTGCTATGGCTCTCCAGATTTATCCGGGCAGGCAACGTCCACCGCTTACCCCTACGCCTTAAAGGAAGTCCAAGCACAGTATCAAGATTGGAAAAAATATAATCATAATCAATACTAGCCATGTCACTACTTAAAATTACGCCATCCCTGTTTTATATCCCTAAAGAAATCCTTCAACGTATAACGATAACCGTCAGGATATCCTAGAAAATCAGAAAGGCATGAAACATACCCACAAGGCTTACGTCCACCCGACCATCGGTACGCCATTTCAGCAGGAACCATAAACACAAGAAGAACAAATACAATGTCAACGTATATGAGAAACATGACAAAACGAATAAAACATTTCATAATCATTCCTCCACATCCCCTAATAGAAGTTTCTTCGCATAACGCAACGCAAACTCCCAATTGTAATAAAACGTACCTAGCAAATCAAAGAACAGGCTATACACGGCATTCTTGTAACCATCGGGAACGAAATACATGATATCATCCATCATACGGATATCATCACTGAACCTAGCATTCTTTGTCGTATAACGCCACAAACCGCCAACGGCAAGTATCTTGGCGTGTTCATAAACATGATAGTCAATGGAATATACATCACAAACGTAATCATTAAACCAATCTTCATTGTCTAGTACACCACTAACAGGGCTTGCCGACAAAATCATATTAACAAACACACCAAAATGACAATACTGCTCTATCTTACCCGAATCATTATCAAACTCAACCTTGAAAGCATCCTTGCCACTCTCATTAATACTGGAAACCATGTCACTTACGTAAAGCGTCTTTAACCACTGGCTGAAATTATACCTTTTCAAACCAACCCTGTTACGAGATTCATTTATCGCACACTGGGCATCAGACACACATACATACCAATCAGAAGTAACACGAATACTTCTATCAAATAAAACAATCTCTTTATTATCCATATACAATAAAATTTTTCAGCAAAAATACATATTAAAGCAATATGGTAAAAACAATAACGATTAAATAATGTTTAGAGAAAATAAAATAAGCCTATAAAGATTATTTTATCTTTTCCAATATAACTATATATTCGTTGCACATCGTGCTTACCTTATTCCCACTTTCATTTGTTGGGCTTGCTTTAGAAGGCATTCTTTTGTTTGGTATTTCTCTTACTAAAGTATTTATATGTTTGAATCCATTTTTTTCAAACATTTCAGCAGTAAAGAAATCAAGATGTATTTGTATGCCTTTTACAGTTCTATTCCCTACTACATAGCAAACAATTCCTCCTGGCATTATTACTTTGGCAACATTTGATATAGATTTAGAATAATCATTTAAGAAAGAAATGACGTCATAATATCTATTGATATCATAAGATTTTATTTTATCTAAGGCATCTCTTATACAAATTGTTGTGAATGATTCTTCTGTTTGCTTTTTCCCACCCATTAAAATGCAGTCAAGGTTTTTAGCGTTTTCAAAGCCAAACCATTCATTTGCCCATCTTGAAAATTGGCCGTATGCAACGGTTGTTTTACTATCTCCATAAGGTGGAGAAGTTACTACCATATCAACTGTTTCAGGCTTTATAATTTCCTCTGGAATACATATACTACTGTTGAAATCATAAATCCCTACTTTACTATCTTTGTTTGCGTTATTGAATTGAATAAGCCCTTTAATATTTCTTACTGTTTTTTCTTCAAATAGCCTAAACACGTCTGGCTTAAATGTTTTTATCTTTTCTTCTGGCATTCTGAAACGTTTGAACTCTCCGTTTCTTGTAAAAGATACTTCTCTCACAACCTCAGATAAAACAGTGTTGAAAAAGTCTTTAAGTTCTTTAGGTATATGATTATTTATAATCTGTGATAAATACGATAATCTCATAAGACTATCTTCTGAATACCAATAGCTATAATTTGAAATATTATCAAAGCATTTTTTTTCTACAAGTTCTTCTTTATATTCAGATAAGTAAGATTGTATAACACTAAAGTTGTATTGTATATCTTTCTCTTTATAATGTGTGGTCTTTACTTTGCTTATTAGTCTTGCTAACGGGTTAATATCTGTTCCTATTACATCTATCCCTTTAATTGATGCTTCTACCAGTGAGGTTCCACTACCCATATATGGATCAAGAATTAGTTTAGCACCTTCTTGGGGAATGTATTCTTCAATTAAAGTTCTTGCTATTTGTGGAATCATCATTGCCGGATATGTGTGATAACAATGAGTGTATTCCTTTGTATTTGAGCCTTTGAAACTCCATCTGTTATCAATAGTTCTTTTATACATAAAATTACTTTATAATTGTGGGTACAAATATAATAAATGCCAATTTAAAACGGCAAATCCTCCTTCATTATATCATCAGCCTGTTGGAGAAGATATTCGTCAGGATTATACTTCCGTCTTAGGACAATCTGAAACATTCTGTTCCTGTTCTCATCCCATGCGGAAGTGACGGAATAGCCTTCCTGGCGTATCATGTCAACCATCTTTCTCTTACTGTAAGGTCTAACGCCACAGTCAATACAATATGCACTGTATTTCACATACAGGTCACGGTCACGGATAGCCTCAAGTTCAATTCCCCCATCAGAATCATACCCCGAATCGTAAAGATACGACAAGACACTGTTGGAATCACGTCTTGCATTCTCCGTAACGGATTCTATCGTGTAACTTCTCGTAAACTCACCCTTGTTCTTCACAAACCGTCTTGCACCCTCTATTATCCAGTTGATAATGGCAGCCGCTTCCTTTGACAGCTTCAACGGAAGAGATCTGTCCTGTTCCGATTCCTTAAACACACGATAAAACGGGATAACAAGGGAGCGTCTGAAATGACCGTAAGTCTGGTCCGAAACAGAAGGCATCTTGTTAAGGTTGGCCATGAAAGGCGGCATCATGTCGGCAAGGAAAGGCTCACCGAACGGAAGGCGTGCCATAGTAGGCTCACCGGATATGAACTTCTTATACTTTCCACCGCTCACATCCTTCCCACCCATCTCGGAAGCATAGTTGAGCAGCTTGCCGTTTATCATAGCTATATTGTACTCGCACGTAGACTTGTCACCCGACAGGTCAGCCATCTCCATATATGACACATTGTCTTTCCCCAGGGCATTGACAACAGCGTCAAAGAACACCGACTTACCGTTACTACCACAACCGAGAAGGTAACACATCTTCTCCATCTTGATCTTCTTCCTGTCAACAAAGGCACACCCCACAAACTCCTGCAAGGCATCCTGTGTGTCCTTCACCGGGATCACATCGTCCAAAAACTTCTCCCACAACGGGCTGCGCGCCAACGGGTCATAATTGATATTGATACGTATGCACGATTCTATCATGGGCGAGAAATCGAACGTTTCCATCGTTTCCGTGTCAAGGACACAATTGTCAAACGTGATGAAGTTACGCTTTGGATTGAATATCTCATGCGTCACGTTCTTCACGATGGTACGGTAGAAACGCTCGCTCGTATCGGTCATGTACAGTTCGCTAAGACCGTTTATCCGGCACAAGTCCATACACAGGCGCATCAGATCCTCCTTCATCATGGGAACGAATATCTTACCGTCAAAAGCCATGATAGAACCGCTCCTGTGGCGTCTGAAATTGCACTCCCTGCACGCATCGGCTATATCCATCTCGACCATAGCGGATATGGAACGCTTCCACTCGCCTTCATCCCTTGCTTTACGGAAACCGCGACCACCGCCCTTGTCCGCCAGCTTGCCCATAACGGAATCAAGGATGTATTCATAAGAAGCCTTTGCAGATTCAGCGACAGTCATTTTCCCCTCCTTTCTCTACCGATTCTACCGATTTCTCCCGGTCCACAACCTTCCCGAACATCACAACGGGATACAGGTCATAATCGTCCGTTGATATGTCAGGGCGTGCGTCCATATCATCAAGCGAAGAATACACGTCCGCGATGTGCTCCAGCTTCCGGCACACGATGGAATCACGTCTTATCCCATAATACTCTATAAGGTCAGCCATGTACTGTATGGTAATGTCCTTGAACCATGTGAACGCATCATCACGTGTCTTTGCCCCGTCACAGCAGGTATTGAACGTGTACCCGAAACGCCTCATCTTCACGAAATAGCTGTTCCGCCACAACGACACCGACTTGTCCATCTCGTTCCCGGCGTTACGTATGGCGGTGACGATGCTCCCGGGAATGAGCGCGCACCGTGAAACGCGTGCTGCCGAAGGCTTCCCGTTCGCCCCAGTCCCATCCACCATATCCACATCGGGCACGAACCTAAGGTCATCCACGCTCCTTCCGCCCACAACGGACGTGTCATGCCGCATGAGATAGTCGGCATCCACGATATGACCGTACTGCCTTACCTGGTCCTCGCACCACGAAGCGAATCTCCTTAACGACCGCTTCCACTCAGAAGGAAGCACATACCCGTACTTTCCGCATATATCCTCTATATGCTTTCTCTCCTTCTCCCATTTCCGCTTCATCTTCCTCTCGTACTCCATCACTTCACCCTCCACGCTGACACCAGCGACCTGTGCGGACATGGATCTTGCAGTCAAAGGTACGGGCACGCGCCTGATGAATGACTTTTCCGACACAAGAACCGTCCTAGTACCGTCCTTCAACGGCTCGTCAAGTTTGAGAAAACACTGTCTGTCCGCAACGTTAACGAGCGTAACCCACCCGAACAGCCGTGTCTGAACCCTCATGCCCTTGTACCAACGTTCCCTGTCGGGCATTGCATCGGACAGGCATATGACACGCCTTGATTCGGGCAACCTAAGTTTAATCTCTATTTCTTCTTCCATCTTTACACACACATTTTATCTGATTTCACCTGCAAATATAGCGCAAAAAACAATACAAAAACAAATAGTTAAATTAATTAACTGCAAATGTTTACGTGATTAACAAATGCGTGTCAAGGAAGATAGTTTATCTTTCTTTACACAAGATTTTTTACTTTCACGCCAACAGTATGCTTTGAAAAGGAAAAGTAAAAAATGTTGATTGTTGTTATTTTTTATTTTTGTTATGATTTTTCTCATTTTAGTTAAAATGATTTAACTATAATTTTTTATTTACTTGCTATTTTCTACGTTAAGAAATGTAAAATTGACTTAATTTAACATAAAATAAAAAATCTCAACACCGATAGTTGCATATGCAACTAATTGATTTGGGAAGATTCGTAAAAAACCTACGAAATTCGTTGTTTTTTCGTAGACTTCGTAAACTCTTCGTTTTTCAACACTTGTCAAAAAACTTGCGCAAATTAGTGGTTAAATGGCTGAAAACAAGCTGTTTAGTCTTGTCAAAAAAAATTGAATCGTAAATCTTTGAAAATTTACTCTCTATTAATTTGCATATTAAATGTTAAAAGTAATATATATTTACAATATATACATACACGTACACCTTACATGCTCTATTACAATACATATACATACACAATACATACATAACACATACACATACAGAAACCAAAACTGCATACGTAATTTAGTATAGATACATATCAAAACGACGAAATCAACGAAGAATACTGTAAACCAATAACTTATACTGCAAAAAAAGACATAAAAAATGCAACCACACCTACGAAACACACCGAAAAACCTACGATTTTCGTAACTTTTTATGTAAAGATTTATCCGATTTTGTTGAAAACTACCGAAAATACACCTCCAAACCGCAAAATCAGCCATCCGAGCAAAATTTTGGGAAAAAAAATTTTCAGAAAAAAATTTATCGGGAGCGACACACCCGCAGCGAAGCCTCTACAAAAGGGGGTATGGCATTGATTTACAGGCAATTACGCACTTTTATCTACCACGATTCTCAATGTTTGTAAATAAAAAAGAATTCTTTTCTACGACAATCGAATTTCAAAATCTTTACAAATAAAATATCTTTACAAGTGACATCTACGAAGATTTCGTAATTCCCTCATTATCATATACTTAAAATCAAATTTAACACAAATTAACATTGAAAAATCTTGAAATTAAACATAATATTAAGCTAAAATAGGTCTTGCATGGTCGGATCTATTAATATTATGCAATATTAATTTAAAATATGTATATAAAAAGTATTAATTTTGGAAAAAACGGGCTTAATTTATAATGAATGTTAATGAAATATACAACCTAATCAAAAACGCTGTATGTTTGCAGTGTCGGAAGGACAAAGCGATACTTGACGTATTGAAACAGCTTGCCACGGTGAGAGCGTGGTACAGATCCGCAAACCAGGGAATAAGCGGAATATAAACAGCGGTATTGTTAGCCACGATGCAGAGGCACGGGTCTTACTTGATAATGGAGATAGTAACTTAGTGCGATATGCGATTAACATCCCTAATATAATATAATGTATGTGCGTATATGTATCCTATACATAAGCCTTAATACTTGTCCGTTATGCACGGAACGTATAAATAAGCCGTAAAAATATACGATATGCGCATATTGTAATGTAGCTACCACTGGTATACATTGGTAACGGTTACAAGCCCGTATAGATACAGAGTACAATTTAAACATTATATATTATGATAGTTTATACAGTAGAAACGATTGGCGGGCAAATTACAAGCTACGAAGCGAATAAGGAAAATTTGCCCAAATTTTTAGAAAAGCCCGTTAAGGAAAGTTTTAAAAAGTACGGTTTTTGTATGTGGAAAACTCCAGAATACGAGTGTATTATATATCCTACCTTACAGGCTGCGCAACATGCTATACAATGGACAATTGAAAATTAACGATTAAATATTACAATTATGGAAAGATACGATTATTTGGAAGCAATTAAAGAGGACGTTTTAAACTATATCAACGAAAACAATATAGTAGTAACCTCCGAAAATAGGGACGAAGTGGAACAGGATCTTAATGATACACTGTTTACATGTGATAGCGTAACGGGGAACGCGTCAGGGTCTTATACGTTTAACACGTGGACGGCTGAGGAATACCTGTGTCACAATTTTGGATTGTTAGAGGAAGCGTTAACGGATTTCGGGTGTGATGTGAATTATTTGGGACGCGGTGCAGAAGCGTGCGACGTTACAATACGCTGTTATCTGTTAGGGCAAGCAATTTCTGAAGTATTGGACGAAATAGAAACAGAAGAAGAAGAAGAATAAAACGAATAACGAACAATTTAAATATTTATAGAATTATGAAAACAACAAGAAAAGAAATATACCGTATTTATGGCAAAGAAAATGTAATATTATTAGGATATTGCGAAATACAGTACATACAAAATTACCTTACAAAAGTCGGACACACCGAACGTGTAGAAGGATGGGCCGCTAATGTTTTCGAATTACCTGCACCGTATAATAATATAGCTATTTGCACGGGCTATGCACCATTTGGGACGAAAAACGAAAATGCGCGCAAAGTGTGCGAACGGTGGGAAAAATTGTATTATAATTACGATTTTAGTCAACGCAAAAGAATGATTAAGCGTTTTGCACGTGAATTAAGTAAAACAATAAACAATTAAATTAAAATAACTATGAGAACGTTTTTTGCACAAGTTGAAACAAGGTACCGGGCGATTAAAAATTGCCCGTTTACCCCCGCACATGTTGTCAAGGTTTTGGGCGGTTATATGTGTTTTGAAAGTGATAATGATTATAGAGTTTGGAGAAACCAAAAGTAAATAACTATGATCGAAACATTAATATTATTAGGTTGCTTGTACCTATCAATACGGGTAACCGATTACATAGAGAACCAAAACAAACAATAACAATTTAAAAACGTGACATTATGGAAACAAGAAACGACATATCTAATTTGCTTGCAATGTATATACGCAATACGCGGGAAATATACGATATTACAACATGGCTGCAAAATTGCATAATTAAGAAGGCAAACAAGGGCATACAGCCATCAATAGAACACCTAGCAAATTGTAGCACAATGAAAACCATAATCAGAGAGGCCGCCAAACTATTGTACAAATATGATGGAATAACACCCACAAAACAGGAAAAACAGGAAACAGCCTATGAACACGCCAAATATATTTTTAACAGTGTGCAATACTCCATCCAAAAACGCCAATAGAGGCAAAATAAAGCCCTGTAATGAAAGATATATATAAACATAAATAAATATTATTTACAATGAAAAAACAAAATTTAGAAAAAGAATTATCTCCTATTTTTGACAATGAAAGTATTAAGATAGGAACGTTTAAAGCTAACAGAAGTATTGATACATTGGATATTGTCAAGGAAAATATCAAGTTTTGGAAAAGCTATAACGGGCACAAGTTACCCGAAAAACAGGCTAAACGAGCGTATTATAACGGCACCATAACGCAAAACATAATCAAACTGTACAGAGATACGCCCGAATTGATTAAGTTTGTAAGAGAGCACGCAAACGACTATAAAACGTTAAATCGAAAGGACGTACCTAGCTGCATAACTATTGATCGTAGGCGGAGTGAACGTTATTTTTCCGTATATATCGAAAAGTTTGGGAACGTGCGTTTTGATGAAGTGTTAAGAGTTTTCCCATTATTACCAAAAGCATATTTGAACGAGTAATGAAAGTAATAAGAGTTTTAAAGAGAATACTAACCGACTCAGATATTATAGACCTGTACGGTATGTATTGTGATTTTTATAAAAATATACAATAATTTAGATAGCATTTTACGCAATTTGTTAGTTGCTGGAAACATTGTAACCGTATCATATGAACAAATGAGAGAGAGATACGCAAAGAACTGGGCTGATTTGTTAAGCCTGTCATTTAGGGAATTAAGATAAATAGGATTGCCCGGTATGGAGAACAACGAATAGAGCGATACTATTACCGGGAACTAATTAATAACTTAAAAACGAAAAGATATGAATATTATTACAGATAAGGCGAAAACTCCTGCAAAGCTACGTTATAGGGTGAGCAATAACAGCGGAACAATAAATAAGGAGTTCGGCAAAAATCAACAAGCGGCCTATGACTTTGCAAACGAGATGAAAGAAACGGCAACCATACGCGGATATTTTGTTTTTAAACATAGAGGGCAATGGCAAACGAATACGGTATTCATTGATCATGTATTTAAATAACCAACTATCCCGGCGTGGAGAACAACAAGCGGATCGCCACCGCCGCCGGGAACTATTTATTAACTTAAAAATAAAAAGACATGGAAAGTACATTCAAGTTGTTAGCTACTGACAGACAGGCGCAAATACTATTCAACAACTATTGCGTTAAACTGATGGAGTTCAAAGGGGATAAAGAAAGTTATCCAGAAATGAATATAAATAATGAAATAATTTACCCGTGGCGTGTTACATTACGGCATAAAGAAGAATTAGGCAAACTTCGTGGGGTGTATTCATTTGAAAAACTTGTAAGTATCATTTGATTTAAAAATAATCATTATGAAACGAATTGAAATTTTGGCTTTATTATCATTAAGTCTATCATCATGTAGTGAATACTTCGATAAACAACAAAGTAAGAATGAACTAAAGAAAAAGTATTCTTTCGCATTAAATTACTATGTTGAAAGATTGTCCGTTATTTGAATCATACAGAGATAGTATCAACAAGTACACAATACTTTCAAATGAACTTGATTACTAACTTAAAAACAAAAGAATATGGGAACGAGCAATCAGCTAAGTATTAAGCAAATTATTTGTTTTAACATTATAGCGGCTGAAAAAGTTGCCGGGAATATATGTCAAGGTCTTGCTGTTAAGCTAGGGAAAGCGTTTATATACGATAACCGTGATATTGATGTCAATGAAATCTCATACATTAGTCAACAATGTGAGATTGCGCTTCAAAATATATCCAAATTAGGTCTTACGGAAGCCAAGAACAATGAAATGAATAATATAATAGCTAAATATAATGGGAACGAACAATAAACAATCCATCCTGGAAGGACGGAAATGGGATGTGATAGAGAGTGTTGACGGATATTTTTCCGGGGAAAAGAACGGAGTTATCATACAAGGAACGACAATGAGTGATCTGTATGAAAAATGTAAATCTTTTGATATAGCTTCGGTTATGGAGAAGATTAAGACGGGTGACAATCTGAACGACTGGGAAAAACGATTAATAAAAGTTAATAAAAAGTTGTTGGAAAACCAATAATATATATATTTGTCGTATGAGAAATAAATATGTCACATTTTACAAGGGCTGTACAATAGAGGTCACAGGAGAAAAAGACTTCATGTACCGGATAATAAAAGGTGAACGGATGGTTCTCTTTGTAGATATGTTTTACAGGTCCACATCTGATGCGCTAAAGGGTGCAATGAGGTGGGTGGACAATAATGTTAGAAAGGAGTGAATTTATGCTTTTTGGAATTGTTTTTGCTATGTTAATGAAGGCTATATGTGGAAATATGTTGGACGATTGATCAACTACCCATTAGGCTAAAATCCCAGGTTGATTAGACTAATCGTTAGGAGA